TGAATGCGAACGTATTGACCACTCACGTGTGTGTCTTCTTCTGATGATGCGGGTGCGGGTGCGGGCGCGGGTGCGGGTGCGGGTCCCGGTCCCGATCCCGATCCACTCATGGCGTACGCACCAACCGATGATGTCAAGCATAGGAAAAAACAAAGCATGGCAATAGCCAACAATGCACCTTTACTCGCCATGTGATAATATACATATATCTGATATTAAAATTCTTCAGCTTCGGGCTTACATTTCGCAGCACTTATAATCGTATCTAAATTTACCATTCCCATCTCGATTTAGTTTAAACTGTGTGATAACCTGATTGTCATCACATTTTACATCGTGACGATCAAGAAAAATATTTTTATCACTTTCTTCATTCCACCCAGTATTTAGGTCCGTACAACTACCAGTCACTTTTTTTGAGTTACACGTGTAATCATATCGAATCGTATGCTCAGTAGGTCTCACCAATTTAAATTTTGCAATTGGATTGTCTCCACAATCTACATTATGTCTGTCTAAAAATATGGTGTTTCCTCCACCCCAATCGTTAGCGCCCGAATTCTTCTCAATATTGGCTGGACTATCTATGCCATCGAGACATTTATAGCTGTAACTAATTTGAGTCTCGCTTGGTCTACCAAGTTTAAATTGGTTCAACCCATCATCATCACAATCCACTAAGTGACGGTCCAAAAAGATTGCGTCGTTTCCTCCACCCATTTCATTCGCTTCGGTTTTTGCGTCACGAAGTTTGTAAGAGCCCGACCCCGAGCTCGGAGACGGCGCGGGTGCGGGTCCCGAGCCCGATCCACTCATGGCGTACGCACCAACGGATGATGTCAAGCATAGGAAAAAACACAGCATGACGACCATCAGTAATGCACCTTTACTCGCCATGTGATAATATACATATATCTGATATTAAAATTCTTCATCAAATCCTAAGGTCGTGTCCACGGTCTCGGACACCTTTGCATATTCGCCCACACGCTTCTCGAAAAAATTGGTCTTGCCCTCGAGCGAGATCGCCTCCATCCAATCGAATGGATTCTTTGTGTTCCACATGGTCGCATACCCGATCTGTTTCAGGAGTCTGTCGGACACGTATTCGATGTACTGACTCATCTTGTCCGCGGACATGCCGATGAGCGAGCACGGCAGGGCGTCGAGGATGAAACTCTTCTCAATCTCCACGGCTTCGCGTAGGATGCTGTGCACGGTCTCCACCGATGGTTTCTTGCGCAACATCCTAAACAACTCAACCGCGAACTCAAGGTGCAACCCCTCGTCGCGGGAAATCAATTCGTTACTGAACGACAGTCCGGGCATGAGTCCGCGCTTCTTCAGCCAGAAGATGCTACAGAACGACCCACTGAAGAATATACCCTCCACGCACGCGAACGCGAACAGGCGTTCGGCGAACGGTCGATCCCGCGAGAACCATCGCATCGCCCATTCGGCTTTTTGTTTGATGCTCGGAATGGAATTCACCGCGGTGAACAATTGGTTCTTCTCCACGGGGTCTGTGATCAAGCGATCGATCAATCGAGAATACGTCTCACCGTGCACGTGTTCGTTAAAGCCCTGAAAGGCGTAGAACGCTCGAGCCTCGGTGTATTGCACTTCATCCGCGAAATTCGTGTTCAAGTTTTCGAACACGATGCCATCGGACCCGGCGAAGAACGCGAGCACCCACTTGATGAAATGTCGCTCGTTTTCGGTGAGTTTGTCCCAGTCGTCCTTGTCCGCGGACAGATCGATCTCTTCCGCCGACCAATTCGAATGTTGTGCGCGCTTGTACAGATCCCATAGATTTTGATGCGCTATGGGAAACGTCGTGAACCGGTCCATGTTTGGCACTAACATGGGTTCCACGTTTTCCTCGACCCACTCCTGAAAATCGAAATAATTACCAATCCTGACCCCGTCATTGAATATTTGCGGATACGCGTCCAGGCGACCATTGCAAAGTTCTTTAAGTTCATCTTTCTCGATATTTACTTTTTCATAACACAGACCTTCGCTTCGCGCCAGGTCTTCCGCCAGGGTACAGTATTCACAGTCGGGTTTGGAATAAATTTTGATTTTCATGTCCGAGGGTACTATCAGCTGTAGATATTTTGTCTGGAAATTTTAAGTCGAGATGGAAAATCCCATTCGGTTTAGTGAAATTCATGAAAACGAAATTGTCAAGGTTTTTTGCAAAGAGGACGACGTGGAGGAAGATCTCTACGCCGTGGTCACGATGAACACAGGTCGGGTGCTCGGTGTGCGGTACCTCACGGCGACCGATAAAATTTACAAGAGCGCCACGTGTTACGAATTAGAAGAAGACACTCAGCCCGTGTCACCGGAGAATCTCATGGAACATTACCCAGGCGCGTCCCTGGAGGACCTCGAATACAAGATGGTCGACATCGACCTGTACGTGCGCCTCATGGACGTCGACGTCGAGGACGACAACAGCGAGATATGGGAAGACGATGACGACGATGACGATTTGTCGTTCGTCGTCAGCGATGACGAGGACGAGGCGCGGGATGTACCAGCCGATCACGCGGAGATCGATCGCGAATGGCACAGTTGGGAACCGAGCACGTCGGGTGGGCGGTCGTTCAAGGACACCGTGGACATGATTGAAGCCAGAGAACGCGCGAGGCTTAGTTCTTTGTGACGGTCGAGCCGTCTGGGCAGTTGCAGACCATCGCCTTCATGGGCGCGGGTCCGTCGAAATCGGCGAGTTGTAAATCGAACCCGTCCATCGCGAATTGGAAACCTTCGATACCGTTCATCATCTGCGGTGCCGGACCCGGACCAGGCGCGGCGGCGACAACCACCGGACCAGGACCACGCGCCGTCGGACCTGGACCCGGACCACCCGCCTTCTTCATCATGATCGCCTTGCGCTTCTCTTCGGCGATCTTTCGGATTTCATCGGCGGTCGGCGGCTTCTTCGAGGCACCCACCACCTTGGGCGCTTCCGCCTTCTTTTCAGCGGGACCCGGACCGGGCGACGGCTCATAGCGCTCCTTCTTGTTAATCTTCATCATCATCCACACGATGAGCGTGAACACGATCGAGTGAAGGACGAGACCGAACATGGTCGGGTTCCCGTTCACACTGGCAACGCGAGACCCGATCAAATTGCGCATGATCATGTAAAGCTGCGGGTTGGCGACGAGGAAAAATGTCAGACCAGAGATGACACTGATCGTGAACTGCTCCTGAGCTTTTTGTCCATTGCAGCCACAGCCACAGTCTTTGAAGAATCCCATGTTGTATGTATACATGTAGTCTAAGAAAATTTTGTACCATCTTCGTTACGTCCAACTTTCACGAAAGACAGCGTTTGCCACGTCTTGAAATTCGGGTCGTAGTCGTACGCATCCGCCAAATCCTTGATCGCCTTCGACTCGTGCACGAGTTGTCCACTCTCGTCCAAGAGTTTGATCTTCGCCCCGATGACGCCGCCGTTGTCCTTGTTGTTCACGATCACGATCGCAGGAATCTCTGTCATTTCGCCGAGATTAATCGATACACTCGCGGTGTCGTAACCGCCCGTGATCATCTCAGATTCGACGAGGTTGTTTTCCATCCTGTCGTAAATGAGCACCTCTTGAACGTTCAGTGGTTGATCATTCACGAGTTCGATTGTTTGTGCCGTGATGCTCTTCACGTTACCCAGCGCCGCGAGTAAGTTTGTCTGTCGTTCCTCCTTGTCCTTCTTCTCCTGTCTAGCGTCGAGGATTGCTTCTTCGTCGGAACGAACCCACATGTACCCACCTAAACTTGACATCATGCAACACCCGAGTGCTCCTATGATCACGATAGCAGCCATTACTTTTCGCGAACATTTTATTGACAACCCGTGTGCACGTCCTTCGTGGGATCGGCGCACCCCATGGTATGCACGCTATCGCTCATGTCGTCGACGTATCCGTCGAAATTGTCCGCGGTGTCGTAGAAAAAACACGTGTTGCGCCACTCCTGTTGTGGATGCGACTCGTTCCGATGTCCCCACACAGCTTTACCCGCTTTCTCGGCGATCACGCGACAATCCTCCTGATTACCAGACATTTCGTGCATCGCCTTGATCGGTTCAAACGCCTCACCACCCCTAGCACCCGGTTCGCCACGACGCCACCCCATCGCGATGAGTTGTGCATCGGTTTGAATGTCTCTGAAATAGTTCCCTCGCAAATACGTTTCGACGCGCTTGATCTCGGTGTCCGAAAGCTCGCGGTTGTAAATGAGCACTTCACCCAGTGCGAAATCACTCACTTCACCGTCGCCACCCCAGTTCCCTTCCTTCGCCATGCCACTGTTGATGGCGATCGATGTCGGGGCTTGCCCGTTCGTGTACCCAATCTTCGTCACATTATTCCCATTACATCTGAACAAGTTCTTCTGATCAACGCCCATGATGAGCGCCTGACCATACTTGCCGTCGTTGACCGTGTATTCCGTGAGCCATTCCCCCGCACCGTGATACGCATAGCCCGATCTGTTCCCGTGCCATCCGGACAACCAATTCACGCCGACGCCGTCGAAGATTCGCCCACGCTTTTCACCCGCGTACTTCCCCACATACGCCAACGTGTAATCGCCGTTTGGATTGTCCAGACATTCCACTGGAAATTTGACCGATACCGTGTGATCACCCGATATTAATGGTACCGTGGTCTCGTCTCGCGCACGCGTCTTCAAGCGACCGCCTCCCACGACCGCGTGGTTATCCTTCCCCGACGTATCCGTCCACACGGTGTCGGACGTGTACGACGTCGTCTGGTATCGTCCCGTGAGTCCGGGAATGTCAGCTGGAAAACTTGGAAGTTTGCCTTCGTCTTCCCCACTCGGTCCGGGACTCGGACTCGGACCCGTCTCTGGTAACTTGAAACACGCGGACGAATCATATTCAAGACTTTCGAAGGATCCGTTCGTGCACGTGTACGCCCCTCCGACGGCGAGTGCGCAAATACACGAACAGCAGCAGGCTCCGATGACGAGCAATGGAATGAGATCACTGCCACCCATTATTACATTTGACGACGAAAAAAATCCGTCGCAGACTACAGATGACTTGGTTCACAGTGGTGATCATCGTGGGACTGCTTTTGTTGGCTCGCACATTATTCACGACCACGTCTTCGAGGGAATATGCTCTTCACAAAAAATTGCTGACCCCTGAAGAATGCCAAGCAATCGTGGATGTCTCGGGCAAGTACGCGTTCGACGGCGATGATCAGGAACCCGAACCGGTCGACGGTAAACCCACGTGGCAGATAGATATCTACAGTGATGGTGACGTTTTCAACCCCGAACTGTGGGGGATCTGTCAAGACATATATAGAAGACATCTCGTACGACCGTCGAAGACGTTGGATTACGTGTTTCTTCGACGATACCGATCCGATGAGCGACAACGATTGTTCATGCACTTCGACGAGTGTGAACACGCGGTGAACATTTTACTCTCGAACACGTCGGATGTCGACGGTGGTCAACTGTACATATTCGATAGAAAAAGTAGCGAGGATATGGGTGAAAGGTATTTACATCAAATGCCCGAAGACATGATCGACGCGTACATCTCCGCGCACCCAAATCTCCCGATCGTTCCGTATGAACAGGGTGATGCGGTCGAGTACAGGGGTGACAAGCACTTACACGGTACATTGCCGGTCACGCGAGGTACGAGGTACATGTTAGCGTTCTTTTTCAAATAAATCGGGTCTCTCGCGTCTCAACATGTTTTCGTTCTTCGCAAAGTCCTTTTTTGGAAGGAAATTCTGCGTGACCGACACGCAATCTTCGAGGTTGATCACGTTGTGCCAATACCCCGATGGAATGTACACCGTCTCACCCGGATGTTGGATGAAATCCCAGTGCTCGAGATGTTTGCACTCGTCGTAATGATGCAAGTACCAATCGATGCCCGTCTCGCGTATGTCCCCGTGAACGTCGGCATTGGGTTTAAATAGTATCCATCGCTTCTTCCCCGATAAAAGCGTGTTCCACGCGGACGTCGCCAACGGGTCGACGTGCATCTGCTGACCCGATCGTTTCGGACTCATGATGATCCATCTGTACGGTGGTCGAACGTGTTCGTCGAATTGATCGAACCAATCGTCGCGGAACATCTCCGGCACCGTCCATTGGTCAACGAGATGTTTGGTGTCCGGACGCAAGTCGACGTTTTCGTCAAAAATGTAGAGTGGGAAATTATCGCGTTGATATTTTGCGTAATGATGGAAATCGCTAAATTTAATCCCGATCGCGGTGTTTTCCCCGTGCACGAGAGATTCGAAATACGTGTTCCCGTGATGACGCTTGAAATAATCGAACGTCCAGTCCCGGCACGCCCACGTGTCACTCAGACCCATGATGATCTGTGGATGCCCTGGTACGAAGTTGTTCGCCCGAACCCTCGATATGTCCTTGCCGTGACGCCCGACGCGCATGGTGTCGCGGTCGTATTCGTGGTACGTGCCGTCGTCGTTGACGTGTCGAAGAGATTTGTATTTTTTGAGTCGACGATCGCGTAAGAACCCGATGACCCACCAATACACGAGAACGACCAATAGAATATAAAGGATCGATTTCATTTACAATATATGATCATTTTTATAACACAAGTAACCACATGTCATTCGCGGCGCTGTCGAGGTGCTCGGATCTGCTGTCTAACACGAGATCTGGTGACAACGTGCTGAGACACTCGTGAACTTCCGTCGGGTGCAGTCTGTCATCGAAGACGACCGCTTTGCATCCACATTGGTTTTCACCGAGTGGTCGAGTCACGAACCCGTCCGGTCCACCGAACTCCATCACCTTCATCTTGATTTTCGACACGCTGTTATGAAAGACGATGTATTTTCGCGTCGACGCGTCCACTGCGTAGGAATTGTCGTCGCCGAGAGATTGATCGAACACCTCCGTGAGATGGGAACACGGAAGGTTTGGCGCCAGTGGCACGGAGTCCTTCCATTGCCAGTATCGACGCATGGCGTTATCGAACGCGCGTCGTTCCTCCGACTTTGGATCGAGTTCGAGGTCGGGGTAGTGATCGTATTCCTTTGGTTTGGGCTGTCTCATGGTGGGGTCTGCGTCGCGGTATGGCGCACCTGGCAACCACGTCACCGCGTCGTTCTCGTCGGTGAAATTTGAAATTTCAAGTTTATTTTTATCGGGCAATAATTTATGGTATACACCGTGAAACGACGAGTCCACATTCCCACATTGTATATAAACCTACAGTTTCCAATACAATATAGACTAAGTCCATACGCACCCCTTGTATTTATTTGATTCGCGCGACGACTACTCCAGGGCGACGCGCATGTCGTCATTCGTCGAAGAAGACGATGACGACGCCGTGTAGCTCTCTATCGCTCTCGTTGCCTGCATGTAGAGGTCGTTGAGTTTGCGGTTCACCGCGAGGCACGCGCGGCTTTTCAAACACAGATCTTCTTGGAGCTTGTGTGCCATGACGTGTGGACACGCGCGAACGAACGCCGACAAGAGCTTAGGGTCCGTGCCGATGACTTTTTTGCATCTATTGTACGTGTGTTCGTCTACACCTTGGTTTAACAGCTCCATGACACCGTCCCACGTCGTATCGCCAACCATCTCTGCGAAAGGGCGAAGGACGTGATTGCGATACTCGTCGCTCTCCCGCCAGAGCTGGGTAGCCATGTCCTGGAACACGTTATATCTCTTTTGAACGGTGAACATTTCACGTTCGAGTTGTCGCTGTTCGTCCTTCAGGGCTTCGATCTGTGCGTTGACGTAGTCCATGTCTCACCGCGCGCGCGTCGTTGTGAGGACATGTAGATACTTAGAGATACGGCACTACGTATAACACATGGCGCGTAGTAATCAGTCCGAGGACGATGGCGACGACGAAGAACCCGACTTTTTTGAGGAAATCGAAGAGGCGTACACAGCCCGTGTAAAGTCCTTAAAAAAGCCAGAAGATGCCCTAGACGCGAAGGCGTACATCGCCCTATCGTGTAAACTTCCGAAGACCAAGTACAAGACGTACAAAAACCTTTGCGCGAAAGCCAAGAGTCTTGTCGAGGACATGGATGAAGTCATGCGCGTCTTCGTCGCCGAAGAATTACGAGAAGACTATCTCGCGCCACGAGAAGACGACGACACCGTGATCTGCGACCATTGCGATCTCGTTCGAAGCGAGACCGACTACGTGGAATGTACGTGCAATGAAACCAAAGCGGCTCGATTCGCGGAAGAGATTGGGTGTGATGTTCCCGAATTCGATCCAATGTGAGCTCTACAGAAGATAGAACTTCTTCGACACCGCGGGTGTGTGTCCTATGGTCTCCGCCGTGACCTTCCGGGCGAGCTTTTCGTCACCGTTCGACGCCCGGAGATGTTTCTGAAACAGTTGCATGCTGCCCGCGGTCCGAATGTCTTTTAATTGAATGTCTTTATTCTGGACGATTTTTCTCAAAAGATCCCTGACTCTCTCGTACTTTGCGGATCCCACCAGCGTTCCGGTTCGTCGCGTCGAAAGGGCACCGTGTAACACCCGATCGCGCGCTTCGAAAACTCGACGCTGTCCCGATTTGGCGGGAAAGTCGAATGCGATCGTCTCCCCGTCCCCGCGAAGTCTCACGTGCTTGCGTTGGAGACTGAATGCACCGAGAGCGCCGGTCTCGCGCTCCGCGACACCCGAGCGAAGGTAGCCGGCGGCGATCATGCGAAGCGCGAGCGCGTCGTCCCATGAGGGGTGCCCAGCCCGAGACAGAATCCTTCCAGTCACGGATTTGATTTTGGCGAAATCTATATCACTCGCACGCGCCTTGCGCTTCTTTCGCTGGGCGTCGAGGTATGTCTCGTGGTAGTAATAGTGCGTTTTACCCTGTGCGTCGACGGCGGTCGCCTGGAGCTTGGCGTCTTTCGGGTGTACGATCACGTTCGTGTACGCCGGTGGGATACCCAATCGCTGACATCGACCCTGTTCGGGCTCGGGCAGCTTTACGCCGTGTTTAAAAAAAATACCTCTCGTGCGAGTGATCATTATACTAACACAAGCATTTAAAGCCGACGCATGTAGTACACATACAACACACAACACACAATGTCTCTCACAATCACTCCAGCCTCCGAATTCAGTGCCGACAAGATCGAGTTTTCCGCCATGCGCAAGGGTAAGATGGGAAACAAGACGGTCTACCTCAACACGAGCGACAGCAAGAAACTTTACGTACAACTTCCATTCATGCGCGCCCCTTACGGACTCTCCGCGTACACGGATGAATCCACGGGTCGCACCAGCTACTCGCTCGATTTGTCGTTCGACGCCGAAAACGCGGAAGCGATGGAATTCATGAAGAAGCTCGAGGAGTTGGACAACCGCATCCTCGATATCGCCGCCGAGAACTCCGAGCAGTGGTTGGGTAAAAAGTTCCATCGCGACGTCTTGGCGCAAGCGCTGTACAAGCCGCTCGTTCGAATCGCCAAGGATCCACAATACCCGAACACGTTCAAGGTGAAGATCCTCACCAAACCGGACGGTGGGTTCGTTCCGGAGGTGTACAACTTCCAACGCGAACAGGTCGACCTCGACACCGTACAAAAGGGTCAGCGATGCTGCGCGATCGCGGACTTCGCGAGCTTATGGTTCGTGGATTCGAAATTCGGATGCACGGTTCGACTTTCGCAACTGCTTTTGGACAGAAGTGAAAAGTTGCAATCCTTCGCGTTCGTCGGGTTGAATCTCCCAGAGGAAAACTCGACGGCGATGCCCGAAGATGGTGAAGAAGATGAGATCGACGAAGGTGACGAAGAATAAAATCTATACATCATGTAATGAATATCACTATCACTCGACGTCAAATCGTCACCGTCCTTATCGTCGCCGTCGCGTTGTACGTGATGCGCCAGCGTTTCATGGTGTCCGCGACCGGGTCCGCGTCCGTCGGTGCGGGTGACAAGGTGTGGACCGTTTACGGGACCATGCAGTGTGGATGGACTCGTAAGCAGCTTGAGTATTTCAAGAGCAATAATGTTCCGCACAAGTTCGTCGACTGCGCGAAAGGTGGGTGCAATGGCGAGAAAGCCTACCCGACGCTCGTCAGTCCAAACGGCGAAAAGATGGTCGGTTACACCGAATTCTAACATCCGCGGAGCACGCACAAACTCAAGCTGAGCAAAAATGCGTCACCGAGAGTGTCAATTTGTTTGAAGACCGTGATGTGCTTCGCCAAGCTCTGGTTCCAGAGGAGGCGAAGGAGGAAGGTGGAGATGAGGATGACGAGGATGGACATCAAGATCTCTTGAATCATTTCAGAGCGCGACTTGGTGCGAGCGATGTCACGGATCATGTTAATTTATTATACTTGTACATAATAAATTAAGATGGTCAAAGAACTCCCCCTGAGCGGTTCGGAGCGTACGTTCAACGAGACTGGACCGTTTGGTCGTAAGGGTGCGATCGTGGGGAATAACTGTTATTCCTACGCGTTCGGTGACGTCGAACGAGGACGTCTGTACAAAAGCGTTCCAGGCGAACGCTCTGGGAAGAATTGGAACAACCACGCCTACACGCACTGCGGTGGTCTCGTCGACCGCGTCCTGAGCGACAACCCAAAGTCCGTGTACCGCTGCAAAGATCCAAACAAGGCGTGCAAGCGTGGATACTACAAAGTGATGCTCTTCGTCGCCCCGGCGCGCCCGTCGGATTGGATCAAGCAAGGTGATTTCCACTGGTATCGCCAAGACAAGGCGTGCAAGTATAAGATCAAGGATGGCGACACGACGACGTCCATCGCGCGTTTTTTCAAGGTGTCACCCGAAAAGATCAAGGCGGCACTGCGACGTGCGCGTCTTCGAGCGCCCACGAAGGGTCGAGTGATCGCATTCCCGTGCAACATGTGGTCACACAAACGAGGATGGGCTACGGGACCGTTGTACGTCGACGCAAAAGGTGCGATCATCAAGGATCCGCGCAAGGCGTCGCGCGCGTACGAGTCACTGGACTACAAGACGTACTGCAACTCATTCTGTGTCAAACGTACTGGGATCAAAGTCGGACATACTCATCCCAAGGTCTTCAAACAGGCGATCTAAATCGATCGGCTCCATGTCCAACTGAAGCTCGAACACGTCGAAGACGCTCAAAACGGAGTTGTTCGAAAGTTCGATCGTGTTGCTCGTACCCGTGATGTTGTTCTGTACCGTGAGGTGCACGGTGAACGACTTTGCGTTGAAGACGCGTCGACACGTCGGACACGTGTTCTTACCTTGGTCTTCCCATCGGGTGAGGCACGTCTTGTGAAAGAGGTGACCACAACGGATGGCGGCTGTTCCTCGAGTCTCCCGTACGGGGTTGAGGCATATCCCACAAACCATCCTTCTTGTGGGCTGGGAAAATTAAACTAATACATGTCGCGCAGGTCCAAGAGCGGCTTGTCGCAAGACAGACACGGACCCTTGCCTTGAACTTGTTCTTGCATGCTGTTCAAAAGCATCGGACCACTCTTTTGGAGGAATTGACGGTACGCGTAATTGTCTTCCATGCGAATGTTCGCTTGTTGCATGATGTAGTTGTTGACGAGTTGGGACGAGCTGTTGATCGAGAAGCAGCGTCCGTCCGCCATGCCCAAACGTTGGCTCATGATTATAGATTACAATTAGTGAGAGAAATTTATTTGCCTGTTATTCGTCGTCAGACACCACGACTTATGCCCCTGGCGTCTCAGGATCGGAAGCATGTCGTCGATGCGATACCCGAGAAATTTCGTGTCGAACTTGACGATCTCCTCGTACGGTGCGCACAAGACGCGTCCACCGCTGTATGCATGGATGGTCGTCACGACCAAATTGTAGGCGTACGCAATCTCTTTATACGTCTGCGCGCCGGTGATGATGATGTTCCCGGTGTTGAAGATGGACGTCGTCACTTGCTTCATGTCGTACGACGGTTTGAACTTGATCTTGACCGCGGAGTAGTCACCCGGGTCGAAGTGCGTCTCGGTGAACACGCTCGGGTGTTCCTTGAAACATTTCTCGACATCGAGAAGGTTCAGTTTGTAATTCATAGTGAAACTGGAATTGATCATCACGATTTGAAAATTTTCGTCTGTCAATCTGGTGGGCACCCCCATGATTTTTTCAAAAAGCAGGTTGATTTGTTTCACACACCGTTGACAGTCGACCACGTCCGTGCACCCCGTGACGTGCACGGTGCCGTTTTTGAAGAGTTTGACCGATCGTCGACTGAAGCCATCCCTGTTCTCGAGCGTGACTTGGTTGTAGAACTTCGTGTTCCCCAGGCGCCACTCGTAGGCGAGGGGTCCGTGTCCCAGGGACATTCGCACCGTGTTCGTACCTTCGAATGCTCGTCGGAACCGCTCGACGTCCGTCGTCTGTGGACGCTTGCATATCATCGTGATCGTGGTGATCTTGAGCCAGGAAGGTGCGATCTTCGTCTCATCGAACGCGTGTCTAAAGTCGTCCAGGGTCAGGAGGAACGAGAAGCACGTGTTTTGTACCTGGTGGTACTTCATGTCACCCCTCGCGCGTCGTCGTCTGTGGTTAAAGAAAATGCACAAAGAATAACTTACATGACCGCTTTCGTACGATCTGCGAGATTTATACACGTGGTTGAGTCAGGACTCGATTACGTCGAAATCACGTACACGAGATACGCGAAAGAGGATCGAAAATACGTCGAGTATGTGGAATATTTGAACACGCGACCGGTCGGCGATTGGGTTGAGTTGTGCTCGCTTCGACAAAATATGTCATACGAAAAGTTCCTCGATTGCATGGTGGAAAAGACGCTCGAAGTTCGTCAGCGCATCGTCCAGATGACCCTTCGCACACTCCTGGACGACAAGGGCGACGACCCGCGGACGATCATTCGAATCCTCCACTCGACGAAGATTTTGGATCGCACGTTCACACCGCCGTATGTGAATCGCGATTCGCCATGGCAGATGGACCTCGCGAAGCACATATGCGAGAATGTGTTTCACGACCTCATCGAAGAATGCATGGACGAGAAGGCGCTTGATAAATTGTATCTCATATTGAGACTCTTATTTCAATAAATATATGATGAAAATAAATAATAAAATCGCGGCGAGAATGCGCGTGCGGTTGTAACGCACCACCGCGGTCGCGATCGCAACGCGAGGCGTCGGCGTCACCTTGACCTTCTTCGACGCGCACCTCTTCTGCACGTACCCGGTGTGTCCCTCATCGATCTGTCGATCCGGATAGTGCGGACGGTTCGCCGCGCAGTTAGGAACTTTTTCCGTGCAGAAATCGATCGTGCGATCGCCCGCGGTGCGCGAGACGTTGCACGCGATGCTCGACCCATCGGGCTTGAGCACGCCGTGATCCTGGTCGAACATCTTCGTGAAATCCGCGAAATCGCCGCTGCGTCGAACGCCGCCCGGTGGAAACGTCAGAAACGGATTGAGACGATCCATAGAGTTCTTGTCGTTCCCCATCACGAAACTCATGATGGTTCTGTGTTACTGTAGACTGACATATTTTTTGGTGTTGAGCTTTTTCCTATGCTGCTGCCAACTCAGGTCTAGATCCAAGTCCAACATTCCAGCGATTTGAAATAAATAACTCAACACGTCAGTCATCTCCATCATGAGATCCTGTCCCCGATCCTTCTTCAGACCGGTCTTTTTGAATGTATTGGTCGCTTGACGTATCGCCGACGCCAGCTCTCCTATCTCCTCCGTGAGTAGCAGCCACACCGTGTTGATTTCCGCCTTGTCCCATCCTTTCGCCCGACACAACGCCTGAGTCTCTCTCTTGTATTCGTTCAACATGTGTACATGTCACGCGTAGGCTTTATATGCCGATTTTGTCGTTGTAACCGAATTTTTTACCGTGCGTGCTGGTGTTGATGGGACGCGCGATTGGTTCGGCGGCGGTGTCGATGTCCTTAATGTAATGCAAATACTGCGCGACACCGGACTTGATCTGCGACACGGCGTTGTTGATCACGATCGTGTTCATCGCGCGCACCTGTTCGTGAATGTTGTTGTAGTGGTCACCTTCGTTGAGCACGAAGACCGAACGCATCAAGGCGTAGACGTCTTCGTCCTTTTGATAATCGATCGAAAGACCGTGACGACGCTTGAACGTCTCGCGGATCGCCCGCTGCACGAGACCCCGGTTGAAGTCTGAAAAGTACAATTGGTTCAGGGGAGTCGGTGCTTGTTTGAGACTGCTCGCGTCCATCCTTTACTAGTTGCCACCAAAAAAAATTGTTGCTATGTTTCAAACAGAACATGGTTTACATGAGCGATTTCGATTCGTTCAGCTCCAAGCCCGAGCACATGGATTTTGGTCCCAAGTGCGACGCCCCGACGTGCTTCGTCGGGAGTTACGCCCCTGTGTCCAAGCCGGGTGTCCAGGGTGAATTCTACAACAACAGCTACCTCCTGGCACCCACGCGCAAGTTCGAGACCGTGGGTGCCGTGCCGGTTCGATCGGGTCACGTTCGCTTGGAATGTAAAAAGTAAAAGAGTTAAAAAATCAAATCAACTGTAGTGTAGAACACAGTGAAATTATGAAAGTCATCAAGAGAAACGGTCGTGTTGAAGATTGTCGCTTCGATAAGGTCGTGCAGCGGATACACAAACTCACGGATGGACTGTCGCCCCTGGTGGACAGCCAGGTCGTCGCACAACAGGTGTTCTCGTCCATGTACGACGGGATCCACACCCGAGAGATCGACGACCTCAGTGCGGAGACGTGTATCGCACTGTTCACGACTGACCCGGATTATGAATTACTCGCGGCGAGGATTGTCGCCAGTAACATTCAGAAGACAGCACCCAACAACTTCAACACCGCCATGAAAAAATTAAAAGCCGCGGGGATCGTCACGGACGAGGTCGTGAAGATGTCCGCGATCGTGAAGGACAAGATCGTCCCCGAGCGCGATTACGATTTCAGTTTTTTTGGACTGAAGACGCTTCAGCGAGGGTATCTCACCAAGGTGGACAACCTGATCCTGGAGACGCCGCAGTACATGTACATGCGAGTCGCCATCGGTATCCACGGCGAAGACGTCGACAACGTGTTACGGACGTACGACGATCTCAGTCTGCACAAGTACATTCACGCCACGCCGACCCTCTTCAACGCCGGGACAAATCACTCACAAATGTCGAGTTGCTTCCTTTTGGCGAATAAATCAGATTCAATCGACGGAATTTTTGACACGATACACGATTGCGCCTCCATCAGCAAGTGGGCAGGGGGCATCGGCTTGCACATTCACGACGTTCGCGCGCGTGGGTCGAAGATTCGAGGCACGAACGGACAATCCGACGGCATCGTCCCGATGCTTCGAGTGCTGAACAACGTCGCTCGGTACGTGAACCAAGGTGGGGGCAAACGCAAGGGGAGCATCGCCATCTACTTGGAACCGTGGCACGCCGACGTGTTTGAATTCCTCGATCTTCGCCTGAACACCGGCGACGAAGAGATGCGGTGTCGCGACCTGTTCACCGCACTGTGGATTCCCGACGAATTCATGCGCCGAGTACAGAACGACGGGGAATGGACACTGATGTGCCCGGACGAGTGTCCCGGTCTGTCCGACGTGCACGGCGACGCGTTCGACGAACTGTACAGAAAGTACGAATCCGAGGGTCGAGGGAAGAAGACCGTGCGTGCGCAGGAGTTGTGGCGCGCGATCCTCCGCTCACAGATCGAGACGGGCACGCCGTACATGTTGTACAAGGACGCGATGCAAAAGTCCAACCAGAGTCACTTGGGTGTGATAAAGAGCAGCAACTTGTGTTGTGTCGCACCCGAAACAAAAATTCTGACGTCAAAAGGTCAGTTGACCATTTCTGATCTGAAGGATCAAGAGGTGGAGGTTTGGAACGGAGAAGAATTCTCGACGGTCATCGTTCGTCAGACCGGCGTCGATCAAAAACTTCTCACGGTCACGACGTCTCGTGGGTTGTCGCTTCGATGCACGGATTACCACAAATTCTACGTGTTGGGTGATGATAACAAAATCGAGACCATCGAAGCGAAGGATCTACAATCGGGTATGCGCCTGATCAAACACGATCTCCCACTCATCGAAAGTTCTGATCTAGAGATGAAATATGCGTACACTCACGGATTTTTTTGTGCAGACGGTACGACGGCTCACCCGGGTGAAGAGCGCCGTTGTTCATACAAAGCAAAGGAAAATGGTTTATGCATGAGACATCAATCACGAGTCATACAATACGAGGACGATGGGATGTGTCGAGCCAACTCTTGTGTGGAGGTCAAGTACGTCGATCTTTACCATGGAAAGCGTGCACTTTTGGAACACATCGTTCACGAGAATTCTACCGTCTGTGAATCACAGCAAAAAATCAGATGCACGATCCCGTTCGACATCGAGGATAAATATTTTGTACCCATTAACTATTCGCTCAAAACAAAACTCGATTGGTTATCGGGTGTTCTTGACGGAGACGGAACCGTCGTACGTCACGTTGGTGGACATGGATGCAGCATTCAGCTTGGATCAATTCACAAAAAATTTCTCACCGATATTTCTTTGATGCTTCAAACTCTTGGATGTCACAGCACCATCACGCAGGCGCATAAAGAAAGAAAATCTGATTTACCAGGTGGTATGTACACGTGTAAGCCGGTGTGGCGATTGCTCATCGCGAGCAAAGCCGTGGAACACCTGCACATGATCGGTCTTCGACCGAGAAGACTCGTGCTCGGTGATGGGGTCTCTGATCGAGACGCGATGCATTTTCAACGCATCGTATCCGTGGAAGACCTCGGTGATACCGCGGACACGTTCTGCTTCAACGAACCGAAAAAGCATGCCGGGGTGTTCAACGGTATTCTCACGTCTCAGTGCGAAATCGCCGAGTTTACCGCACCCGACGAAACCGCGGTGTGTAATCTGGCGTCCGTGGCGCTCCCGAAATATATCACGGACGGTGCGAAATTCGATTACGAGGAATTGCACCGGGTGACGAAACAAATCACTCGAAACTTGGATCGGGTGATCGATCGAAATTTCTACCCGATCGAGTCCGCGCGAAACAGTAACACGCGCCACCGCCCGATCGGGATCGGTGTTCAAGGTCTGGCGGACGTGTTCCAAATCCTCGACCTTGCGTTCGATTGCGAGGAGAGCCGCGCGATGAACGCGGCAATTTTCGAGACGATGTACCACGCCGCGTTGGAGGCGTCGTGCGAGCTCTCCCAGGAATTGGGTTCGTACTCATCCTTCGAGGGGTCGCCCGCGAGTCGGGGTATCTTACAGTTCGACATGTGGGAAGGTGCGACCCGATTCAGTGGCAAGTACGATTGGGACGCGATGCGCGAGCGCGTGAAGAAGGGTTTGAGGAACTCGCTCCTGTTGGCACCCATGCCCACGGCGTCGACCGCGCAAATCTTGGGCAACTGCGAGGCGTTCGAACCGTACACGCAGAACATTTATCTCCGTCGGGTGTTGGCTGGCGAATTCACCGTGGTCAACAGACATCTCGTCCGCGATTTGAAGGCACGCGGTCTTTGGAGCCATGACATGAAGAACCTGATCATTCGCGCGAACGGGTCGATTCAGAACATCGTCGACATCAAGGACGATCACTTGAAACAAAAGTATCGCACGGTGTGGGAAATCCCACAGCGAAGCATCATCGAGATGGCTGCTGATCGGGGACGGTTCATTGACCAGTCCCAATCCATGAACTTGTTCGTCAGCGATCCGTCCTACGGGAAGATGTCGAGCATGCACATGTTCGCATGGAAGAGTGGTCTCAAGACTGGGATGTACTATCTACGCACGAAACCCAAGGCGAACGCTCAAAAGTTCACGCTCGACCCCGAGCAAAACGAGTGCGTCGCGTGCTCGGCTTAAACGATTCGTTTGATGTAATTAAAATGTCCTTCATCGGTGCAGACGAGCGCTTGACCATTCACGAATACCGGGCACGTAAGATGGTGTTGTCCGAGGGCGACAAACCCATGCGTTTCCAAATGCCTCGACTCTACATGCCGTGGGGCGTGAGCGCGTTCACGCCCGAGATTGGTCAGAAGAAATACAACGTGGACTTCAACCTCACGGGGTGGGACGAAGACGGTGGTTTCGTGCAGAAATTTTACAACACCATCAAGTCCATCGAGACCAAGGTCATCGACGAGGTCGCCAGTCAAAGCGTCGCCATCTTCGGTGAAGCCAAGGGTGCGGACGAACTCCGCGCGATGTTCAACTCCAACCTGAAAGAGGCGGACAACGGACACGCCCCGAAATTCCGCGTGAAACTCGACGTGGACACGAGCGGCTTCGCGAAGCCTGAGATTTTCGACACGAATCGCGCGCACCTCAGGGATGAAATCAAAGAGGGCGTGTACGGTCGCATGTCGGGGAAGGGGATCGCCGAGGTGGGCTCGGTGTACTTTCTCAACAAGCGATTTGGTATTACGTATAAATTATATCAGATGCAGATTTTCGAACCCGAGCGTCTGAAAGGTTTTAGTTTTTCCGTCTGATGACGGCTTTGACGGCGAGTATCTTCTTGTAACGAGTGACGATGTCTTTCAAAAATGCACCCTTGATCGGACCACTGAATCGATCGCGGGGATCCTTATCCCTCGCGAGACGCGCCAACCGCACGGCTTCTTCCCAGTTTTTATCGACTGCCATTTGTTATTAAACAAGATTTTTAGCGACCGAAGATGGACTTCGACAGGGGGGTGTTCTCGCCCTTCTTGAATTGGTTCGGCTTGAGCGCGTCCTTGTTTTTCTTGTACATCGCCTTGCCCGCGAGACTCTTCGCCTTGGACACCCACTTGCCCCACTTGTTCTTGATCTGACGAACCACGCGCCCGTTGCTGTGCTTGTCGCGTTCGTTCTTGTTGACGCCGACGAGCTTGTCACCGTTCGAGAGTTCTCGGACTTCGTTCTTCTTGAGTTCCATGAGTGTGTTATATATTACATGAGAAGAAATTATCAATCGCTGAAATAGTCGTCGTCGTCTGGTGTGTCTAATATCTCACACGCCTTGGGTGGTTTCGGTTTTCGCGGTCGTTTTGTCTTGGGCGGCGGCGCCTCGAGGTCACCGCGTTCCCTGTGGTGCAACACCTTCTTCCAAAATTCGTCCATGACTGGTAAGTACTTGGCGAACCACTCCCGGTCGCGCTTCACGTGCGTGACGTCCAACACCTCCGGTTCCGGCCACGTGAGTTCGGACGGTGCGTACTGGATGAAATCACACGACTCCAAGTTCAGGATCTCCATGCACAACTGAATCTGAGGAACGTAATGGGCGGGTACCTCGCCCGGGATGATCTTGCGCATCATCGGACACTTGATCTCGATCAGTTTTCCACTCTCGCTGACACCGTCGGGTGATCCACCCAACCACTTGTGTTCGGGATGCGGCACGAGACCGATCTCGTGCACCTTTTCCCCGTACCGTTCCTCGTACAGCTCTCGAGCGACGTCTTCGTACTTTTCACCCCAGCGCGTGGCTTCGTTCCCCGTGAACTTTTCCCCCAACCCACACTTTTTCAGGAGCAGGTCGTGTGGGGTCTGGTAGTGGTTCTCGCCTATAGCCGACGCCGCGTCGCTCGCGGTGAGCATGTTCCCTCGAAGGGCGAGCCATTCCTCACTCTTTTGGGCGGCATACGTGAGCGATATCAGGTGTTCGCACACTGGGTGCATGCGTACTGAAATCACGTCCATGTCGTTTAAGTGTTCTGCTGGGGATAAAAGAACGCCCTCGCCGCATTTTGCTCCGCCTGCTTCTTGGTCTTCGCCTCGCCCCGTCCTAGGAAATGCCCGTCGACGTAGGCGTCCACGGTGAAAATCATGTTGTCGTGCCCGACGACTCTGTAATCGGGGAGTGATATCTGGCGTTGTTGTGTGTACCGCATGAGGTGATCCTTCCAGTTATCGTCGTAGTGTATCGTGGACAAGTCGACGTACTGTGGATCACTGAACAGGCGAAGGATGAATTGTTTCGCGTGGAGCAAGCCGAGGTCGAGGTAGACCGCGCCTATGAGACTTTCAGTGACGTCCTCCAGGAGTTTCGTGTTGTTGTGCCATCCCATGGACATCCCTTTCTTGTCCATTCGAACGAGGTGCTGTAGCCCGAGTTTTTGCCCCACGCTGGCGAGCATCTCCCCGCGCACGAGTTTCGTCCTCGCCTTGGTGAGGAAGCCCTCCATCTGATTCGAGTAGTTGTCGTAGAGCCATCGAGTGATGACGAATCCTAAAACGCTATCGCCTATGAATTCCAGTCGTTCATAACTTTCGAGCGTGGGGTCTTCTTTGAGACAGGATTTGTGCGTGAACGCTTGGACGTACAACCCGAGGTCTTTCGGTTTCGTACCACCAAGGATATTTTCAATCACCTCACGAGTGACGCAATTGGTCATATATGTTAGATTACATGATTATTTTTTAACTTACGCGGCGGCAACCGGTTCGTCCTTGACGTAATGCTTTGAGAGGAACTTTTGAATGTTCAAGTACGTGACTTGGAACGTCGGATCCTCGACTTGGAGAAGGTCGCGAAGCGGTTGGTCCAAGATGATTTGTCGACCGTTCTCCGGGTGCTTCAAACCCTTTTCCTTGACGTAGCCGGTGATGCGTCGCGTGACTTCGGAACGCGAGATGAGTTCGTCCGCGGCGAGACCCAAGAACTTTTGCATCTCCGCGCTCACCTTGAGCGGCTTGTTGAACCCGTTGTTGACCTTGCGCTTCTCGCGCTTCTCGCCGGTCGGGTCGTCGATGTGCGCCTGAATGCGTCGGACGAGCTTGGCGAGGAGCTTGAGATCACCCCGCATCGCGGTGATTTCGTTTTCGATGTTGAAGACTTGTTGTTCGGTAGGAGAAGACATGATTATCGTGCTCGTTGTGAGTTACCTACGGAGACCGTCTTTAAACCATGAACAACGTGGAAAGAATGAGCAACAAGACGAGCAATAATTTCAGGTAAGGTGGCGGTGGTCTGTAAAATTCATGTTTTTTCAGGATTTTGAATGGTTTCGTGGGGACCCCACCGGGTGGGCACCCTTGATCACAGCACGAGGGGTCACACGCGTACACGTAATCTTTTCCCTGGTATCCACAGAATTGGTAAGCATCAGGGTACGCCGATTGTTCTCGGGCGTAGCACCGACACCCGGAGCAATCCATTTTATATCATGTAACATATTAATGGACACCGAGGTATACTCTCAGAGCACGATCGAGGATTTCTTGAAGAAAAATTTATTTTTCCAAGATCCAACCCTTGAAAAGTATTACAACTCGAACGACGTCGGTGCGTTCAGGAAACGACTCGTCGCGAGACATGGGGCACAGTCCCTGGAGAAGATGGTGTACGTCTTCGTCACGGATTCCGTTCGCGATATCATTCTCAAAACCGTCGGCGATCTGACCGCGTTCATGCGACCGATGGCGGACGTCGTCATCAGCGGCGGCGAAGCGTTCAACATGCATTTACCCAGGGAAAGTCGCATCGTGACGCCCGACATCGACACCAAAATATGTCCTAGATTGTCCTACAACAAGGCGTACTTTGGAAAACTTCAGGGGATCAAGCTGATCCTCTGGGACAAACTCGGACGCGTCGCGAAATCCCTCGGACCGAAGATTCAGAAGCGACTCGCGAAGAAGACGAAATTGGCGCGGTTCCTCGGTGTCTCCGTTCCGAAAGGTGGCGTGCCCGTGACCCGTCGATACACCCTCATCAAGAAGAAGAAGGGTGGAAACAGCGACAAGAGCGCGGCGAGTCTCGGGGACGTGCTCATCGACGTGGAATTATTCGCACTGGATCTCAACCTGCGCGTGTTCGATATCGAGTCCAAGCGCGTGATCTCGAAGACGCTCGGGGGTCTGCTGGACATGCCCCTCATGCGACCGGGTGAGTTCGGGTACGAGATCGTCGACAATCAAAAGAAGGGCGTGACGTACAGGAACAAGGACTCGGGGTCGATCGTGCACGATCACCGCGTCTACATCGGGGGGAAGCGCTTCCTCTTGGACGACGTGTACGAGATGCAAAAGCTCGGACTTCGACCGGAGAAAGTCGACAAGGACAAAATGCGCATGACCACGCTGGCGAAATTGATCGACCCCAAGATGAAAATATCCAACGCAAATTCCATCGACACCATTTACAGGCGCGTGCGTCCCAAAGTGCCCGCCCCACCCAGATCGTGGACGCTCCCCGTCCCACGGTCCGTGAACATCGAGGCAGCCGCTCGGGTCAATGTGAATCGATACGCCAAATACACGACGACACCGAACCCGAAGAAGGTGTTCACCCAGTTTTCTCAGGGCGTGGTCGTCGACAAAGGGCAGCGCGCGCCGACCGGGTATGCCAAGACGAACGGTGGCTTGCGATTCGACGTCAAGACGCAGCGGTGGGTAAAAAACACGTCGACCGCGTACATCGGTAACCAGTACACGCACAAGAAAAAGAAGGCGACGCCCTCCAACGCGAAGAGTGTGTACGGGTACAGAGGGAACAGGAACGCGTGGGTGCCCAAGGCGGTGCTGCGTGGTGCGTCCGAAATCCCATTCGTAGGGTTAAAGAATACTGGTGTGAAGAAGACATAATCAGCCATGTTCTTCAAGCCACCGACGAAAGAAAACGACGGACTGTACTACGTTCGCGCGTATCAAGACGACAAGAAGAAGGTCTTCTATCAATTGAACGGGGCGAAGATCAAGACCGCGACGGGATCCGAACTCGTGCTCGAGATCAAATCCAGGGCGAAGATCGACGCCCTCGACGAACAAAACATTCAGGCTGCGATTGAACATGCTCAGGAGTGGTTCGGCAAGGAACTCACAGAGGAATACTTGAGAAATGCCTACACGTCTCCTCGGGACGTCACCGTGGAGCGCATTCACCCGACGAAAGTTTTCAGCCCGGAATTAGAGATCGTCGATTTCGAAAGCGCCGCAGCAGGACGAGAATGTAACGCCATCGTGGAGTTCGCCGGACTGTACTTTGCCAGGCAGTCGTTCGGTCCGGTGTTCAACGTGGTTCAGGTCAAACTCCATGCGACGAAAGTGTCCGACTACCCAGAGGACTACGCGTTCGTCGAAGACGAGGAGGACGAACCCGAACCAACACCTTCAGTCGAACCACCGGTCGGGGAGGAACCAGAACCAGAAATCCCCCCGGTCGAAGAATCCGCGCCGACCGAAATCACCAGCGAAACCTAGACACGAAAAAAATATGTTGTAACCTCATATACAATGAAGGGTCTCTCGAAGAACATCGTGATGCTCGCCGCCCTCGCCGTTTTGGTGTACCTTCTCTTCAACATGAAGAGTACGACCTCGACGTACGCTTCGTTCACCTCAGACGGTGAAATGGTCGGCGGTGGTCCGAGCCCGTCCCCGATGATGCAGCGCCCGGTCAACTGTGCCGCTCAAGCGGGCACGGGTCTCGCCAGCGCCTTGTTGCCGCGTGAGGTTTCTCAGGATGAAGACTGGGGTCAGTTCGCACCGGCCGATGTTCTCAAGGGTCAATCTTTCATGGATCCGCGCGCGCAGATCGGCGTGCCCGAGACCGCGGGCGGCAGCTTGAGAAACGCCAACCAGTCCATTCGCGCCGAGCCCCCTAACGTGAAGGAGGTGTTCGTGTGGAACAACTCGACGATCATGCCGGATTTGATGCAGCGTCCGCTCATCTAAGTGATTTAAAGAATTCAAGAGCAGTACAAGAAAATGACTGACACAAATGAGTTATCTAGCGCTGTTCAAAAGCTCGTCGAGCTTTCGAAACAAATCACCGAGGCGCGGAAGGACATGAAAGTGCTCGTCCAGGCGGAGAAGAAACTCAAGGAACAAGTGAAATCTTCCATGGTCTCACAGGACATCGATACGATCAATCTCAAGAAGGGTAAGATCAGTGTCAAGAAATCAACCAGGAAGCAGAGCATGACGAAGAGCAACATCATCGAAGGGCTTCGCAAATTTTTCAACGGCGACGAGGACACCCTCCAAAAATGCCTCGCCATCATTAACGAAAATTTACCCGTCAAAGAGAGTACATCTTTGACCCTCTCCGGTATAAAAGAATCAACGTCAGACTAATATAACACATCGTCTTCATGGTTTGGTCTCAGTATGTTTACGAGGGCAACTACGGTCTGGACGTGGATGATTATCCCAGCGGCGAGGAGGACTCCACGGATCCATCATTAAATTTGACAGTACACGCGTTCTGGGACGAATTCAATGATGAATTATGGTATTTATTTGATCACCTACAGGTACTCCTGTACGACGGCGTTCTCATGTCGCGCGTGCAGTTCGACGACTTTGTGGATTTCTGCTATTACGAGGCGGACGAGACCGTGCTCGAAGAAGACGAGCGACTCGTGTACGTTTGGGACAGGATGCAACGCCTCGACGAAACGCACATCATGGGAAACAAAAGGTTTGGTTCGTTTTGTCGATTTATAAATCTTGAGTAATAGTACTATGATCGACGTCACCACACCCAAAGTAGCTATTCCAGCGGCGCTTTTTTTAACGCTCAGCCCGGGGCTTCTCGTTCGAACCACGGGCACGTCTCTCGCGTTCGCGGATGGGCGCACCGACCGCGTGTCCGTGTTTTTCCACGCCGCCGTCTTCTTCCTGGTCTACAGCGCCATCGCCCGGATGATGGGTCTGGTGCTGACGAAGACCGATCTCATCGTGACGACGAGTCTGTTCGTGGCGTTGCAACCGGGTGTGCTTTTGACGTTACCACCCACGAACACGCCGGGTCAGGCGAGCATTCAGGCGAGCGTGGTGCACGCCGTGGTCTACGCCTTGGTGTTCGCGCTTTTGCGGAAGCAATTCAGTTCGTATTATTAAATAAGACACATTCGAAGATGAAATATCTTTGCCTCGGACCCGGTGGGACTGGTATCTTCACCATCGCCGGGTTTCTGAAGAGACACGAGGCACGTCTGGAGGAGGTGCACGAGATCGCCGGGTGCTCCGCGGGTTCCATCTTGGGTCTCTTCATGTCAGTCGGGTATTCCATGGATGAGATAGTGGACATCCTGTTCTCCGCGGATATGGAAAAATTCGTAAAAATCAAGGTTGCGTCGTTCTTCACAAACTTTGGCTTCGTCGACACCGGTCCAATTCGCGAAGAATTCGTTCGACTGTGTCGTTGTGATCCAACATTTTCGCAATTGAAAAAAAAATTTTACGTCGCGGCGTTCTGTCTCAACACCGGAGAGACCGTGTACTTTTCGCGCGATTCACATCCAGACATGAAAGTCATCGACGCGGTGTTGATGTCCATGAGCGTTCCCCTGATATTTTCGACCGGGCGATTCAATGGATACACGTACACGGACGGGGGTATCAACGAAGCGGTGCCGGTCACGCCATTCCTGGGCAAAAAACCACACGAGGTGTTTTGCATCAAATTGAAATCGACACAAAAATACCAAGAAGAGATTCGAACGCACATTCAATTTTTGGAAGCCCTCCTTCGATCGACGCTGAACAATAGACGCACGTACACACTGGAACACATGAAAGTGGTGGAACTCGACGTGGGTGAAATAAACGTGTTTGACTTCTCTATAGATTTGGAGACCAAGGGTAAACTCTACACGAAAGGTTTCGACCAAGGTTAATTAATTTTTTTTGCCATGTAATACTATATCTTATGGTTGTATGTGATCCAAGTGCACGTATCCAGGATCTTAGACGACTCGTCAAACAGGACACGGGTATTTCCGCGCCCTCGCTCACAAAGCAAGACATTTGTGACGCATACGCATCCATGGGTTCCGGGATCGTCCTTCCCCCCATGCGCATGTCGAGAGATCGATCGTATCTCATCGACGTGGCTTCACCCCTCGAGGTGAAGGATTACAAAGTACTGTTCAGGAAATCGTCGACCATCGGTGAATTGAAGTCCGTCGCCAGGAAGGTCAAGGCGGTCTTGGTCGATGGTGCGAAGAAGGATGACATCGTGACCGCGATTCAGGATCGACTCAACCGACTCAACGTCGCTGAACCGGTGCAATTGCGCACGACCTCGCGGAAGAAGACGGCGAACACGAAACAACCGGCGCCGGTCGTCGCAGCGGAAACGGTGATTCCAGTCACGAATGGAAACATCGTCAACACGAGAGAGATGGTGAACAACACGAAAAACGTGATTGCGAATGAAGAGGCACGGCGGGTGAACAACACGAAAAACGTGATTGCGAAGGAAGAAGAGGCGCGACGGGTGAACGCCAATGCGAAGATTTCGAATTTACAAACGACGTTGAACACCACCAAAGACCCGAATGCACAGAATGCAATTCGGCGAAATCTCAACGCCGCGCGACAAGAAAACGCGAGGGCACGAAAGGAGGCGAACAATCGCATCGCCAGCGTGTCTCGTCGTCAAAACCAAATGGCATCGAACGTGTCGTCGGCGCTCAATCGCCAGAATCAAAAGGCTGCGAATCGAAACGTCGCCGCGTTGTCTGCCATCTCGGCGGCGAAGGCGAACGTGTCTCGGGAGATTGCGAACATCGAACAGATGCGAATGAAACAGGTGTCGAATTCGAAGGCGGCGCAAAACGCTCTGGCGAACGAGCAGAGAATTTTGAAAGAGCAACTCAAGACCGCGAACACCGAGATCGCACAAGAGAAGGCTCGACAAGCCCTCGAACTCGTGGAGTTCAAAAGGCAACTCGAGTCGAACTTCGAGAAGCGTCAAAAGAACGCCTTGGCGACGATTCAGGCGCAGAGAAATGTCGCTGTGCAGAAGGTGAACAGCGCCAACACCGACCTCGAGAAGATGAAGGCGAAGCAAGAGCTCGAATTCCAAGAACGACTGTTGAACATGAAGATCAAAGAGAAGACATTCTTGGAACAGCGTCTGAACGGCATGCTCAACCTCACGGAGAAGGAGAGGGGTGATTTCAAAAAGATGTACGAAACGTCGTCCCTCGATGAAGTCATTCAAAAGGCATCCGAACTCAACGAACAGAAGGGGTTGAACAAAAAAGTCACCGAAGCCTTCGTGATGAACGCGAAGAAAGAAGCGGCGAACGCGAAGGTGAAGGAGAACGCCGCGACGAAGGAATTACAAGCCGCGAAAAATGCGCAAATGAAAGCCGAACAGGCGTTGCGTAACGCGCGGAATGCGCAACAACAGAAAGCCGCACAGACCGCGGCGAACAACGCTCGAAAGGTGTTTGAGAATGCGACGCGCAAGCTCGAAGTCGCCCAGAAGGAGAAAGCGTTCAATTCCAGCGCGCTCGTCGCACAGTTGACCACACTCGTGGAACAGGCGAAGAAAACGCCCGCGTCGACCAACAATGTCCAGGCACAGAATCTCAAGAATGCACAGGTTGCCAAACTCGAGGCTGAACTGAGAAACGCAAAGCAAAAGATGGTGACCGCGAACCGAAACGCGAACGCACAGATCCAAGCCGCGAAGACGAACGCGAACGCACAGATCCAAGCCGCGAAGAGAAACGCGAACGCGCAGATCCAAGCCGCGAAGACGAACGCGAACGCGGCGAAGCGGAATGCAGCCACGGCGGCGAACGCAAAAATAAAGGCTGAGCGAGCGCTTCAGAACGCCGCGAATGCGAACCGGAAGAAGCGTCAAAACGACCTCAACGCGGCGACGCGTCAGTCGAACAACGCGCAACGCAAGCTCCAAGAAGAATTGCGAAACGTGAAAAAGTTGATCACACAACTCGAGTCTCAACCACGCGCAGTCGCGAACACGTCGGGTATCGCGCAATTGCAGACACAGATGGTGGCACTGCAAGAAGAGATCGGAAAGCAAAATCGCATCCCGGGTGTGAAGCCACCGAACGCGAACGCGGGAGTACCGAAGCCGACGCCACCACCGAACGCGAACGCGGGAGTGCCGAAGCCGACGCCACCACCGAACGCGAACGCGGGAGTGCCGAAGCCAGTGAACTCTAACAACAACAACATCGGCAAACGACTCAACAAAAGTCAGACGATTCAGAATGCTCGACTCGCGCTCGCGAAGAAGCAAGAACTGGCGAGAGTGGAAGAACAGGAAAGAGAGGTCGAGCGTGCTCTGGAGGAAGCCAGGAAGAAGGACGAGGAGGGGCGACGATTGGCGATGGAACGCGAAGAGGCGAACAGGAAGATCCGCGAAGCCAAGAACGACGCTGAACGCCAAGCCGCCGAGAAGGCGAAACAGTTGGCGAACGAACAAATCGCGCGAGTCGCACAGGAGAAGATCATGCTAAATCAAAAGGCGAATCTCTTCAGTGTCGGCGGCGACGAAAAGTACTTGAAGAAATATCTGATGGCGACCGGTCAGGAATTGGGTTCGGTCAACGCGGCTGGGTACAAGGAGAAAGTCCTCAAGGACATCAAACTCGCACAATTGGAAGCCAACGCGAAACCGGCGGGGTTCTTCGGTAAAGCCAAGCCAAAACTTGACTACGTGAACGACCGTTCGTACAACACGAGATTGCGACTCGCCGAGACCAAGCTCTCGAACGTCGCCAAAGTGGAGGGTGAGAAGGCGGACATCCAGCGCTTATTGAAGATGGGTGGTGATCGACAGTACTTGAACGCGTACAAGAAAAGCATGAACAACGTGCCTTTATCAAACATTAACGCGAACGCGTACACGAGGAAATTGAAGAAAGATTTGGAATACGCCATCAAGGTCCAACAACTCAACGGCACGTCCGTGCCCAAACTGACATTCATACCCGGTACGAACCAAAATTATGCAAACTTAATGAACACCGTCAACAAGAAGCTGGCGAACAAGAGGGAACAGAACAAGATCGCGTCAGAGGACAAGGCGAAGGTGAACAGTCTTCTGGCGGTGGCACCCGGTGTGACCATGGACTATCTTCAAGCCTTCTCGAAGTCACGAAACGTGAACGTGAAGAACATCACCACCAATGCACTGGCGAACAAAGTGAAGGAAGACGAGGAAATTCGTGGCATGATGGAGCAGCTGCAGGGTAAGGGCATATTCAAGACCAAACCTAAGCTCGTCTTCATCAGCAACGCCGCGACCGAGAAAGAAAAGCTCCAAAAGCAACTGAACAACAAGAAGAAGGCTGAGGAGAACAAGGCGGCGTCGATTGAGCTCTCACAGCAAGAGGCGAAATTGCTCAAGGAACTGTCCAGAAATCTCGGCGTGAACACCGCATACCTGAAGGCGTACGCCAACGGTAAGTCGTTCCAAAATCTGAACAAGAACGCGCTGAAGGCGAAGATCAATAAAAACAGGGAGATCGCGAAGATCTTGGCGACTGCCGTGAAGAGTTCTTTCACTGGAAAGTATGCCAATGCGAAACCTGTTCTCAAGTTCATCAAGAACGCAAATTATAACGCCATCCTCGAGAGCGCGACGCGCAACATGAACGCACGCGTGTTGAACAGAAATGAAAAGAACGCAGCGGCGAAGACGAAGTCGAACACGAAACAACTCACCAAGAACACGAGGGCGTTGATCGCTAAGATCGCGTCGAACGCGAAGGTGAGCACGTCGTACATCGACGCGTTCCTCGCGGATAACGCTCACAAGATTTTCGACGCACAAAAACTCAACGCCAATCGCTCGGCGCTCAATGCCAAAATCACGAAGGACATGGAAGTCGCAAAGATGAAGGCGACCTCGGTGAAGGGTTTAATGGGTAAGTACGCGAACGGAACACCGAAGCTCGTGTACATTCCCACCGGGACGTACAACTCGGTCCGAAACGCGGAGAACGCGTCCATGAAAGAACGCCAGACCCAATCGAACACGAAACAGCTCACGAAGAACACGAGGGCGTTGATCGCTAAGATCGCGTCTAACGCGAAGGTGAGCACGTCGTACATCGACGCGTTCCTCGCGGATAACGCTCACAAAATCTTCGACGCACAAAAACTCAACGCGAACGCCTCCAAGCTCAAGGAGAAGATCGCGAAGGACATGGAAGTCGCGAAGATGAAGGTGACCTCGGTGAAGGGTATCACGGGTAAGTACAAGAACGGAACGCCGAAACTCGTGTACATTCCCACCGGGACGTACAACTCGATCCGAAACGCGGAGAACGCGTCCATGAAAGAACGCCAGACCCAGGCGAACACGAAACAGCTCACGAAGAACACGAGGGCGTTGGTGATGAAACTCGCCAAGGGTGGTCCCATTAAAGTCGACACCGCCTACGTCGAGGCGTTCTTGGCGGACGACGCTCACAAGATCTTCGACGCGTCAAAACTGAACGCGAACCGGTCGAAACTGAACGCGAAAATCAAGGCTGACGATGAGCTGGCAGACTTGCTCTCGAAGAACGGTGGTCCGAAAAAACGCATGCGTTACGTGAAGATCTCGGACTACGCCGACACGAAAACCAAGGCGGAGGAAAATCTGAAGACTCGGTTAGATAGAGTTCAGAAGAAGAATGTGGAAAAGCGCATGAACATCGTCGTGAAACCGAAGAATGAAAACGTGGAAAAGCGCATGAACATCGTCGTGAAACCGAAGAATGAAAACGTGGAAAAGCGTGCGAACGTGGTCACGAAACCGAAACTGACGTTGAATGTCGCCAAGAGTGAACTCAAGAAATACGTGGCACAGGGCAAGTCTCTGAACTCAGCGCGCCGACTCTTGTCCCCCAAGTATCATCCGAACAGAGGTGGGACTAAGGAGAATTTCCAAACCCTCGAGAACGCGTATGAAGCACTGAAGAAGAATGCGACAGCGACACCGAAAGAAGAAACAAAACCCAACACGCGTGAACAGTTGAAGATCGAGGCGGCGCGTAAGAATGAAAAGAATGGGTTTCAGAACGCGAGCAATAAGACGTTCAACGAGCGAAACGCGGAACTAGGTCGCGAGAAGACTCGACTGGTCCAGAGGGTGAACAAAAATATCCCGGGTGTGTTCGGTCAGTACAGGCGTACTTGGCAATCGAACATCCGATCGGCGAAGAACAAAAACACGCTTGATGCAATCGAAAAACTCCTGAACGAAAAGGTTCGACTTCGAACAGAGATCACGAATGCGAAGATCCCCGAAAAGGATCGGTCGGGTCAACTTCGATGGGTCATGCAGAAAAAGAACGACGTGCAAAAGCGACGACAGGAACTCGCCAGACAATTGAACGCAGCCAAGAAGAAGGCGAACGAGAACGCCGCGGCAGCGGCAGCCAAGAAGAAGGCGAATGAGAACACCGCGGCAGCGGCAGCCAAGAAGAAGGCGAATGAGAACACCGCGGCAGCGGCAGCCAAGAAGAAGGCGAACGAGAACGCCGCGGCAGCGGCAGCCAAGAAGAAGGCGAATGAGAACGCGGCGGCAGCGGCAGCCAAGAAGAAGAAGGACGCTGAACGTGACGCGCTCAAGATGGAGATCCGTGCTTCGAACATCGGGGTCAAGAATCGAAATCGATTTGTCCGCGATTTGAACGCCGGGAAGGATGCGTCGGGTGTGCGTAAACTTTTCAACGCTAAGAAGAAGATCACGAAATCCAAAACCGTGCAGCAGTTGCAGGCAACATCCAAAAAGCCTGCAGTCGTGCCACCACCCACACCCGCACCCGCACCCAGGGCTTTTGCTAACCTCGCGAAGAAGAAAGAGCTCGCCGGGAAGCTTCGTCTCGCGGCGAAGAAGAGTGTCGCTCAAAACATTAGAAAATCGAACCTCGGAAATAAGAGTAAAATGCAACTCCTTGGTCAACTCAAACAGAAAAAGGTCGGACCGACGCGCGTGCAGGCTGACCTCAAGAAGAAGATGAACAGTGGTGGCATGCGAGCGATTAGGGCACGAAAGCAAATGAATCAGAAATTTAGTTTCGGTGCGAAGGATACGAAGCCGACGAAGAATGCGAGTTGGAGGTTGAAATAAAATCTGACTAAATTATACAAATGGTACCACAGAACGGTAACGGTGCTGTCATCGCGGGCGTACTCCTGATCGTGATCGTCGCAATCGGCGTGTACTATTTCACTCGTCCACGCGAACAGGAAATCTCCGCCGTGGAGACGAAGAAGATCATCAAGGGTAAACAGACGCCCGAACAACTCGAACAGGAGTTGCGTGATTTGAAAAACAGAATAGGTAACGCCCAGAGCGAGGAATACCGCATGTACGAAGGTTACGTTGCCCCAGGAAACCCTGGGATCACCGTCGCGGGGACCATCATGGAAGCCATGATCGACGTCGCGGTCGCCGTTCTCGCGCAAGAGAACACGCGTAAAATCGCCATCGGATTCATCAAGGATGAAAAGGATGCGGAAGTCTTCGCGAAGGCTATTCGCCAGTTCGCCGACGATGCGATCGAGCTCATAGAGAAAACGAACTTCTTCAAGTGCGAAGGACTCGAGAAGGATCCGTGTTTGAGAGCTCAAATCGATCAAGACGCGATCGACGGTGTGATTAAAACGTTGGTATCGAACAGTGTCGAAAACACGCTCGTCACGCCAGACATGATGGACGCGAGTGCGAACATACTCATTCAGCAAATGCAGCGCGTTGGTCGATCGGAAATTCCTAAAAAAGAAGAGATCATCTCCATGTATAAACAAGAGTGGCAGCGATTTTCATCCAGAGAAAAGGGTAAAGAAATTAATGAGGGTGAGGGTGAGAGTAAGGCGAGTAAGGCTGAACTCGCCGTGGATGCTTAAAAGACTCGTCATTATCACTATTAGCAAACCATGTGCGATGTTTGCTGTGAAAAGTATAATCAAACTTTTCACCGAAAACTGACCTGTTCCAAGTGTGATCACGAGTGTTGTCGACGATGTGCACAGACGTACTTGCTGTCGACACATGACGACCCGCACTGCATGAAATGCAAGGCGAATTGGTCGCGTGCATTCGTGGACTCGTGGTGTTCAAAGGTGTTCAGAAACACCGAGTATCGCAAACACAGAGAAGAAAGTCTGTTCATTCGCGAGCAGCTTTTTTTTCAAGAGACGCAAGTCATCGTCGAGCGCTTAATACGGATTCGAGAATTGCGTGAAGCCCTGTGGTTGCAACGAGACACGCTCGTGTTTCTACATCGCACGGAGGCGAGTCCGCACGTGGTCGAACAGGAGGTTCGAAAGTTTGACGAGATGTATCACGAACTTCATGACTTGGAGCACCAACATGAAATTTTGACGTCCGAAACCACGCGACGGTTCACGCGTAAGTGTCCAACTCCGACGTGTAAGGGGTTCATGAGCGTTTGGTCGGATGATAAAAATCACTATTGTGGCTTGTGCAAGAGTGTCTACTGTGATGAATGTAATCACGTGTACGAAGACGGTCACGTGTGCGACAAGGACGCGCGATCGACGTTTCAGCTCATTCAGCGCGACAGCCGACCGTGTCCAAAGTGTGGTGAGATGATCACGAAGATCATCGGTGGGTGCGATCAAATGTTTTGCACCGGGTGTAAGACCGCCTTCTCGTGGCGCTCGGGTGAGATCGAAACCGGTCGCATTCATAATCCGCATTTTTTCGAGGAGAAGCGCGCGGAAGGGACCGTGAGTCGTGAGTTGGGTGACATACCGTGCGGCGGTCTTCCAAGTTTTAGAGAGCTCCGAGAGATGGGTGCACCGGAGATGATGGTGCGTTATAGAATCATGATTGGATCCGTGGAGCGGCAGTTGATGTGGATAGGAAACGCCACGGAGACCGATAATAGACGAACACACACACAGCATCACAGGATTCAGTTCATGGCAAACCTCATCACGGAGAAACAGTTTAGACAAGTGATCCAGTCGGTCGACAAAAAGCTCCAGAAAGATGCAGAGGTGAAGGATTTGTTCGAGATGATGTTGAATTGCACGAGTGATCTTCTACGTCAATACGTCGTACATCCAGAGCATCACGGCGTCGTGTGGGACCAACTCATCGCATTGCAAAAGTATACGAACGACGTGTTGATGAACAGCATCTGGACGAGATATAATTGTGTCACGCCCAGCGCATTGTATTTTTAATTTCGATCGTAACATTAGAGATGCAAGAGTACGCACTGCTCCTATCCGTGATCGTGTTCGTGACGCTTATCATCCCCAGATACAGAACCCCGGTGATGTACGAATCCGTGGTGACACCCGACGAGTGCGCGTACATCATGGACAAGGCGCGAGACAAGCTGAAACCTTCGACGGTCGCGCTCAGCAGCGTGAAAGATGCAAAGGTGCGCCAGAGCGACACCGCGTGGCTCACCACCGACGACGCGATGATCAATGACGTGTGCCGTCGATTGCTCCGAACGTGCGATCGCCCGTTCGAAAACTGTGAACAGCTTCAGGTCGTGCGATACAAACCAGGTGGGTTCTATCTACCGCACCACGACGCATTTCAGGAGACGAAGAATCGCCGCATGTACACGTTCATCATAGGTCTGAACGATGGGTACGAGGGCGGGGAGACCGCGTTTCCGAATCTCGATCGAAAATACAAGCTCAAGCAGGGTGACGTCCTCATGTTCGACACGCTAGACAACTACGGGATGATAGCCTCGGATGCCCTTCACGCGGGGTTACCGTTGGACACTGGTGAGAAATGGATCGCGAATTTGTGGGTGCACACGTATCCGTATAAAGCAGACGCGTGATTCATGAGTAATGACGCTCGACGTTAAAGAGCTCGCACAGAGAATCTGGGACGAGCTCGGTCCAGGGTACAGCGAACGGGTGTACCACAACTGCATGGAGGTGTTGTTGCGGAAGAACGGCACACCCTACGAATCGGAACGCATCATCCCGATCTGCTTCGATGGGCACACGGTTGGGAATTTACGAGCGGACATCATCGTGAATTCCGAATTGGTTTTGGAATTCAAGGCGGTGGCGAAGCTCACGGATGCGGCGGAGACGCAGGCGTGTCAATACCTTCGACTCTTGGGTCTGACGAAGGCGTGCGTGATTAATTTTGGGAAGGAGTTGGAGGTCAAGAACGTCGCGCTGTTGTGAAAAGCCACATGTGCTCGGGGCGAGGTTCGGGACTGCCCGGGTCGAAGTTCATGTCACCCAAATATTTATTTTGTCGCACGTACCCGAATTCTTCGAGGAATTTGGGAATCGGGCTCTTGTCGTAGCCGTGGATCTCGATCAGAAGCATGGGTTGGTGTTTCGCCAAGGTCTTCACGGCACCCTCGAGGACTTCCATCTCGTGATGTTCGACGTCGATCTTGATGATGGATGGGGTGCCGTGATACACGTCGTCCAAGCGGTCGCGCACGGCGGGGATGGGGTCGGTGCCGTAATCGACCAGGGACGTCCCACCGTAGTTCATCAACCCGTGTTCTTTGGGCGGAAGGTGTAACTCACACGCACCTTTCCCCGAAGAAAGGGCGATCGGGTGCACGGTCACCGCGTGTCGGAGTGCATTCTCTGCCACGTTCTTCCTCACCACCTCGTGGAAGACCGGTTCGAACGCGTGCACGGGTCCGTAGTCCGAGAACATGAGGGTGTTGTACCCGATGTTCGCCCCGATGTCCAATATGTCGGTGTTTGGTTTGTAATGTCCGATGATATCGCGTCGCATCCACCCGTCCCATTCGTGTCCCGCGGCGATCGTTCGTCCGATGTATAAATCGTCGCGAATCACGTGTACTTTGTAGCGCCCGTTGTCGACGAGTCGAGTCTCGACGTTGAACGTCATCTAAGATTTCGATTGCATAAAAATTACAAATCCTGGGCGCACGCATCGGTCGCGCCGTCTTCTTGGGATTCTTTTCGAGCGTTCATCGCGAGTAATAAGAAAGGCAACACCCGAGCGATGTCTCGCCATTCGTTGCTGTTTTCGATGTAAAATTTTTCGGGGTCCGCGAGTCCTTCGGTGAGGATTTCCTCCGCGCGTTTCATGTGAAATTTAGCTTCTTGCACGCAGTACGCCGTGTATTTGTCCATTACTACAAATCGAGGTGCTATTCTTTAACAGGTGGGTACGTACTGCCACTTGAGATCCCCACAAATGAGTTCCCAAATTTTGTCCTGTACGGTGAGCTTCTCCCTGGATTTCAGCAAACTGAAATATGGCAGAAGGTGATCCTCTTCGAGGAGTTCGAGACACTTGTACGTGACGAAGCTGTAGGACAGGAAATTCTTCCTGTTCGGCGCCACCTTCGTGACGTGCCTGTCGAACGGCTCTTGGATCAGGGCAAACATCTGACGGAGTTGTTCCTCTAGATACTGACTGAGCTTGGGTGGTTGCACCCCGGTGATCATGCTACAGATGGTCGGCACGTGTTCGAAGTATTTGTTGTACCGACACTTTTTCAAGATCCCCCGAACCCGCGGTTGATTGATTTCTTCGCACGAAACGATTTTCATCTTCTTCAGTTCCGCGCGCACGGCGTCGATGACTTCGTCGGGTATGCGAGTCTGTTCCTGCGCCTGAAACGCCGAGATGTATTCGTTGAAATGATTCTGGCGCTTGTACGAGTACACGACGATCTTCGACGTTTCTTGTTCTTCCCTGAACGTCAACTCCTCGCTCATGATCTGCTGCTTGCACACGGCGCCACACTTTTCGCACACTAATTCACTCGTGTCCGGGAACCACACGAGTTTGCTCTCCGGGTCGTCCTCGTCGCACACTCGACACTGATCGGTTATTTTTTCGACCGGTCGTGGAAGATTTTCCCGTTCGACGTCGATGAGGTAATCCAGGTAGATGTCTTTGCGCTGCAGACCTCTGGTCTCGGTGACGTTGAATATGTTGTCGTCGTTGGTCGTCGACGCCTCGGGGTGTTCGTCGTCGTCGTCGGCGTACGCCTTCATGAACGGCATGCATTTGATGATGTAGTCGCTCATGGCGTCCTCGTGCATCTTTCTGTTCGTGGGATCCTGTTCGATCCGGTCGCGAAAATCGGCGATCTTCCGGTCGTATGAGGTTAAAAAATTCCCATTCATGTTAAACTAAATGATGTTGAATCTTTTAACTTACGCATGGGGACTGTATCGACGACTGACCACCCCGAGAGATTATGAAATTTACCACGAAGATCTCGAGTACTACGTCGACCCGTCCGTGAAGTATCAAGTCGATGATCCGTTTTGGACGTGTGAGAGTCGTCATTGGGCGTCGATGCACGCCATGTACTCGGACGTGCGCGGTAAGAAATACCGAAACACGGACGTCCCACAGTGCGTGACCAAATTCATCATCCGCGTCAAATATTGGTACCACGGGCGCAAGTACACGTTCATCACGGACGACATAAACTACACGTTCCCACCGACCAAGGACGCCACCGGAAGCATGGTGTTCGCCATGCCAATCGTGCACGCGTGCTTGCTCGACCACGACGACAAACCGGTTCGAGACGTCACGACGAAAATCAAGCGCATCGCCGGTCCGAGATATGATTTCCACAATCAACGAGTCGCGATTCGAGACGTACTATTCTTCGATGAAGACGCGTTGAAGTGTGATTTTCCAAAAATTAAAGTTACAAACGCGCTCGGTCAGAGCTCGATCTCGTCAACGCTCACGGATTACACGACTAATCTGAGTCAATTTTGCTAGCCAAGTAGAACGATAATGAACCAAGACAAGCCACGTTATACACAATCTTCAAAAATCGATTCTCCTTTTCCTGCATGAGTTGCATGGAACTGCACATGCTCGCACTCTTGGCGAAGATGTTCAGGTACTTGAGCGAGAACAACCCGGACAGTTTTTCATCGATCGTCTCCACGGTTTCGATTTCCGTGTCCTGGGACGCGAAGTCGCCCTCGCACTGAAATCGAATGCGATTCTTCTCGCGGGTGATGACGATCTCGCCGCTCGAGACGTGGTTCATGTCGCGCAGCAGACGTTGGAAATCCACACTCGGGAGCGTGGTGATGATGTTCATCGCGATTTCGGGAAGAGTGATTCGCGACTCGTTGATGTCCAACAATTTCAGCGCGAACTCGGTCTTGCTTTTCTTGTCCTGGGATTCGATGGTGATGTTCAGAAACTCCTTACTCGTGATCGCGAGCTTGAGTACGTCGTTGCTCGATATCGTTTTCAGCAGTTTGAAACAGTTCGCAATGTTCACGCCCGCGATGATTTCCTCTTCGTCGCAGACATATTCTTCGAAATTCGAGGCGTGGAGTTGAAGGTCGATGAGCGACGTCCTCGCGGTGTCCAGACACGTGATGAAGACCCCCGACGGACGGAACATGATGTTCACATCGTTCAGGATGTCCTTCAGCGTCTCGAAGGTCGATTTGAAAGCACTCGCTTGAACGGTCGTCAAGCGCACGGGCATGATTCTTCTACTTCGTCTGCGATCGTACTCTTTATGTCTGGTACTGAACCGCCTGTACTTGTTTTTTAATTTTTGCTTCAATCTCGGGTGTCATGGGTGCCGCCAGAGACGTGCCGTAATCGTCCAGACAAAACAAATCGCCGTCTTCTTCGCCGTCGATGCTCACACCGCACGTACCTCTGAGCGAACAGTTTGTGATTTCGTCGGGTGGCAACAGACTCCGAAGCCACGCCTTGATTTCCTGACCAACGAGGAATTTTTGGTTCTTCGTCAGAAGCGTCGGCACTCGGGTGATTTGATTTCTGTAGTGAGGGGGTATGGGCTGGGCGTGAATGTTGTGATAACTCACGAGCGACTTCAGCGCGGGGTGTTTTTGAATGAACTCGATGATGTCGTTGCAATGCTCACACTTTGGACTGTAGAGGAGGAGGGACATGCTCTGATATATCGGTCGAGATTTTCTCAAAAAAATTTCACGCGTTAGGTTATAATGAATTGGTGGGTCATCGCACTCATCGTGCTCGTTGTGTACGCGATCACCACCATGCAACCCAGGACGGAGGGCTATCGAGAGATGTTCGGGTTCGCCGGACACCAACAGCGCGAACAGATCAGATTCAAGGATCCCGCGTACAACGTGTCGTCCTTGCGACAGACCGAGGCGAAGGTCACGAACGACATCATGAATGAGCTCGTCACGAAGACGCTCGCGGAGATTCAAAACCGCACCGGTGCGTGCTGTCACATCATCGAGACCACCGCGTTGAAGTATTACACCGGCGCCAACAACGTATACAAGGTGCAATTCATGTGCGTGGAGACGGGTGGATTCCCGTACGCGTTCTCCGTCGCGGCGACGCTCGTGATGAAGGGCGACATCGCGACCGTGGTGTCTCTGCGCTCGCAACCGTTGGACTCGGAATCCCCGTCGAACGTGAACGCCTTTGAAAACGTCGCGGGGTCGGGTGCGGAGTTTTTAGATTTCGAACTCGTTCAGGACATGTCGCAGATCAACCTTACGAATGAGTTTAATATGGTCAAAAATAAATTAGTTCAATAATTAGGATGCTCTTAGATGAGATACGTAAGATTGACGAAAAGAAGCTCCAACTGAAGAAGGAGTTGTACAAGAACATTTACGACCAGTTCGAGCGAAAGATACGTCGCGCGGTTCAGATGGGACAGAAAAGCACCGTCCTGCGAGTGCCAGGGTTCGTCGTCGGGTATCCACCGTTCGACGTCGAGGCGGCGGCGCGTTACTTGCACAGACAGTTTACCAGGGGTGGGTTCGAGGTACAGGGCGTGACGACCACGGATTTGCTCATATCGTGGGACGTGCGCAAGAAGAAATCACACAAGAACGTCACCACCGAGGACGACGACGCGAGTGAATTCCCATCACTCATGAATCTTAGGAAGATTGCGAACCAATGGAGGAACGCGTGAACCCAGGGCTTTTTATCTCTGCGAACAGATTAAAATGGACATCAACGTGCTCGTCGAAGCGAAGCGTGAATACACGAACCAGCTGTGTTTGATCATGATTCCTCATTTGATCAACGCGTTTCAAGACATGTACGAGGAAGCTGTTCGCGAATCAAAAAATCGCAAGCCGCTCATCATGTTCCAAAAGTATCTCAAGGAGGTTCCCAATTTCAGCTCGAGCATGTCCCAAAAGCACGCGGCGGAAATCACCGCTCGATGCAATTGGTTCAACGATTTGCTCGCCGCGGTATTCGTGTCGAGCGTGAAGATTTTGTCGTCCGTGCGCCTTCGCCCGGAGACTGGAAAGAAGATTTCGGTCAAGGTGCCGACCGAGGAGATTTTCGTCCAGAGCGTGTTGAACGCGTGCGCGAAGAACCTGTACCGCGATCCTTACATTTACCACGAACAGATGAGCGAGTACGACAGGGATGATCAGTTGACGAAGCGATACACGACTGCGATCGAAGACACCGTCAAGGACTTGTTACCGGTTCAGCAGATTCTGTCGACGTACATGCACAACGACACCACGAGTGATGATCGCGAGATCGATCTCGGTGCGGAAGTTCAGGACGAAGACCCCGAAGAGGTGGAAGATCACGAGGAAGAACTCGACGACGCCGAGGAATTGCCGATGCAAGACGTTCCAGCACCCGAACTGGAACCCGCGGTGCCGCAGTTGCAGGAATTCAAGGACATTCACGGCGTGACCACCCAGAACTCGACCCTTCCGCCGGAAATGGATCACGAAGAAGAACCACATGCCGCCGAACAGCCGATGGATCAACAGCCGATGCGCGTCGCCACCCCTGCACCGCCAGCACCGATGGCACAGCCGTCGTCGTTCTTCGACGACGCCCCGGACACCCGAGTAAAAAAACCTAACTACATGTAACAATGGAACTCAGCGAGGCTCTTCGCGACCCGATGTCCGCGGCGATGATCGGCGGTCTCATCACGGCTGGCTACATTCACGTCAAGGCGAAGATGAACAACGAAGGCGTTCTTCAGACGCACCAGTACACGAAACCCGCCGTGCTCGTGGCACTCCTCGTGTATTTTATCGTCAGTCAGGGCGTGGGTGCGAAAGAATCTATCAGCACTGAACCGTTCTGAAGTTAAAGATTTGTGCACACTACAAATCACAATCAAAACACCATGGCGTCCGTTGGTGCCTTTGTGCAGATGATGGAAGATTTTCTTACCGAACTCTCGAAACTTTTCCCGGAAGAAAAGGGGATCACGAAGTTCATGACCCAATTCGATCTTCTCAAAAGCACCAACCCGAGGAAATGCGTCGAGACCTACATGACCGGCATCGCGCCGTACGTGGGACTCATCACCTCCAAGGACGAAACTTTATTCCAGGAACTCGAAAAGAGCGAGTACCTCAAGGATCTCAAATTGTCCAAGAATTGGTCATCCATCAGTGAACACTCGAAGGGATGCGTCTGGCAGTATCTTTCGACGCTGTACATGCTCGGCACGACCATCGTGAGCATTCCGTCGGAGACGTTGGCGGCGATCGAAAACATCGCCAAGGACTGCGCGAATAAATTGGAGAATTCCGAAGGAGGAGGTCTCGATCAGGACGCATTGATGAAAGCGATGAGCAACATGCTCGGAGGCATGATGAAGCCTCAATAAATAAATCTTAGTGATATGTAATATGACTACCTGGTTCGAGTCACCTAAGGAACTTGTGAGAGCCGACCGCGTGTCCCAGTTCTGGCCAAACTCCAGTCAGCACCCAGCCGATCGCGTGAACGCCGCCTCGAGGTTTATCATCTACGCTGCGTGCGTTCTGTATCTCATCAGACGCGACGTGAGAATTTTCGTTCTCGCCGCGACGTGTTTGGGTGTGTTATACGCCATGTTCAGGAACGACATGGTCACGAGTCCGGTCGGCTACCCGACGACGTCCGGGGAGAACGATCACTTCGCGTGTGAGATGCCGACGCCGGAAAACCCAATGCAAAATCTCATGATGCACGAATACACCGACAAACCCAATCGCAAGCCGGCGTGCTATTACCCGACCGTGAAGCCGTTCGTCGACAGAATGATGGACGACACGTTCAAGTTCGGTCCGGGGCGTAGCAGAACCCCGCTTCCAGAGCATCAGAGAAGATTCGCGGCGCGTCAGTTCGTCACCGCACCCGTGAGCACGCTCCCAGGTGACCAGACGGCGTTCGCGGAGGCGTTGTACGGCACCAAGGGTGGTCCAATGTGTCGGTCGCACCCGGAAGCGTGCAGCCCGAACATGCGAGGCACGCAACTCGAGGCATTCAGCGGGTTGCACATGAGTGGTGCGCGTCGATAAAAAATAATCACGTATAACATATATGGCGCAACAACTCCAGCCCGGACTCAAGCTCGTGGACGACGCGGGATCGCTTCCGGCGCAGCCCGCCACGGATTCCTTCTTTGCCTACCCCCAAAGCAGCAACTTGAACTACGGCGTCCGCCCGAACGCGTTCTTGTACGGCACCGCCCCGGCGATGTTCGGCAAGGGCGCACCCGCTCGTTACATCGAGACGGACGATCAACTCCGCCCACAGTCGACGAAGACGTTCAACAAGAAATTTGCGGAACCGTACAGACAGCAACTGCACCCACTCATGAACGTCGATTGCAAACTTCCTTTGCGCACCGTGGATTTCGAACCCGCGAGCAGCCGTGCCCAACTCCAGAACAATCTTTTCGATCAGCGCTATCAAATTAGAAAATAATAATGTTGCCAATTAATAACAGATGGCGGATCCCCTGTCTCTCCTCGCAGTGGCAGCTTTGGTCTACACGGGACGACAACTTTCCGAAAAATCGGAACCGCCCCAGAATGCACCACAGCCTCCGCTTCTCCAAGAAGAGCAAGAAGAAGAAATCGAGGTCGAAGATGGTTTAGATTACGACCTAGGAAAGCGTGAAATGGGGAGCTTCGCCACGGTCGCTCCACAAAAGCGAAGCTCGGGTGGCGAGATGTTGGAAATGCGAAACCGCATGTACGACACCGGTCGCATGGGGAACGTGTCTCCAGTGGAGCGTCAGCTCGTCGGTCCTGGCTTAGGTTTGGACGCGAACACGCCCGCGATGGGGGGCTACCAGCAGCTCTTCCGCGTGATGCCCGAAAACGTCGGCGCGTACAGACTCACGACCCTTCGCGGTGGCGCCGGTCCGGCATTCGATCACACCGGGGGTCGATCCAGACAGGCGTCCATCGTCCAGAACAACAGACCGGAGAAGACCGCGTTCCTTCCCGATCGCCTTCCACCCACGGCTGGTCGCGCGGCGGTCACGGCGAACGTGGTCAGGAGCGAACACGAAAAGACGAAGCGGACGACGAACCGAAGTCAAACCGGCATGCGCGCGGATGGTTTGGACAAGGGCGCGGCGAAGCGTTTCATCAGCGCACAGACCGTGCCACAACTCCCAACGCGTTTCAAGAGCGACGCCAACACCGATCCGTTTTGGCACGTCAACAACCCACAACCGGGCATTCATTCGTTCCACGGTGGCTACACCGTATCTCCCGCGGCACAGGCTGTCGCGAAGACGAACGAGGAACTCATGCGCTTGGGGATGCGTCCGGAGGACAAGCGCGGCATGGCGGGTCGCGTGAACAATCCGGGTCGGATGAACGTCCGAGGTCATCCGTCGCAACAAGGCGGTGCCCTCACGACGGTCCGAGCGGACGTCAACTCCGGTCGATTCAACGCCGCGAACGGGGCGTGGACCCAAGACTACAAGCGACCGATGTTCCAAGACCTCAACGCGTACAAGGGGAACGCCAACCCGTACGCGTCGCCGAACGCACTCGATCTCGCCAAGCGACAGCTCGTGCAAAATCCGTTCGCGCACACGCTGTCCGCAAATTAATTCCGAATATACTTCATCATCATGTTTGAGCGTCTGACGCAATATTTTAAAGCACGCCACCCCGCGCTCTACACGAGATCCATGAGCTACATCTGGGGTGAGTGAAGTGATCTTACTAACATTTATAATCTCCCTAAATGTTAGATGGATCAGACCGCGTTCACAGTGGACGTCGACAGTGGCGAAAGGGATCCCGTGTTGTACAGCACCGCGAACGATTACGTCGTGCCACTCAAGACACCCCTGTACGACGTGACTAAGATCGAGCTCGTGTCGGCGAGGATTCCACACCAATCCGTCGTGCACGATTACAACAACACATTCACGATCGAGATCGACGCCCTCGCCTCGGACGGCATCACCACAGTACCCGACGCCGGGTCGTACGACATAACCCTCACCGACAGAGAATTCAGCAGCGGCACGGTGTTGAAGGATCACGTGTTAGCTCGGATAGTGGCGGCTGGGATAACCACCGTGGATCTGGTGGAGTGGCGATCGACGAGGCAATCGTTGAAATTTTCAAACGTCGCGTCCACGGGTGGTCTGAGTTACAATTACACATTCAAGTTCAACACTGGTGTCGACGGGTGGTCCACGACGACGAAGAATCGCACCACACCCAATCAAGTCATGGGATTCACGGCGGCGGATCAGCAATCGATCGATGGCGTGATCGATCAGGAGGGTCGGGTCAATTTCGAACACGCGACGAAGATGTACGTGTTGAAGATTTCCACAGGGTCTGACGAATTCAATCAAGACTGTTACACCGACACGCCGTTCTACACGGGCACGCTCCTGAACACGACCGTCGATCCGAGCGAACAATTCATGTTCTATTCGGGTCAGGATGACATCATCTTACATGAGTTCATTCGAGGACCACAAAAAGCCGTGGACACGCTGAGAATACAGTTCTTCAGTCGAGAGAATAACAAACTCGTGCCGTGTGACTTCCGATCGCAAGATCACGCGTTGAAATTCAAGATCACGGGAAACCTCGATCGCACCCTGAGCCTGCCGAAGGTGGTCGAAGAGGACGTGCTGGAACTGCCGCCACCAATAAACATTCCGGGATTGAACGGACGTGTTTATGACTGGAAAAAGTATGTTCCTTTGGTTGTGATTCTCTTCATCGGATTTGTCCTGATAAAGATGCTTAGCGCGTGAGCGCGAAGGTCGGTTGTTGCGGCTTGGTCACGCGCTTGGACATGCGAGACACGGTCAAGAACACCAACACGGACAAGAGCGTCGTGAGAAGGGCGGTGATCGCGTTTTGTGCCAAACCGTTTTGGCGACCCGGGATGATACGGGTGACGGCGAATCGCGCGAGATCAGCCCACGAAATAGCCGCCGCGAAGGCGAAGCCACCGACGAGAGAGTTCAAAGATTGAGCTTCAACTTCTTGGGCAACGAGGACGACTTGCTCTTGAGCAGACATGGGTGTAGTATATAGATCGTGGAGAAAAAAAATACTCACTCTGGGAGCAAAGGTTCCTTCGTGATAATTTTTTTGTATTTCACAACTCTCCTGGTGCTCGTGGACGCCGCGACGACGCCGTCCTCCTCTTCCTCCTCTTCGTCTGAATCTTCCGAATCTTCCGACGAAGAAGAGTCCTCGACTAAGCACTTGAAACTCGCGGACGACGTGTCGTACCCCTGGGGTTCGTCGACTCTACCCCATGAAGTGCTCATTACTATTGATCGCATTAAAAAGATATTGTTCAGCAGGCGATTCTGGATTCCACTCACCCCACGTGTCCACCGCCTGATTCACCCTGGTGAATGTGTCGTCGTCGCCGTCGTATCTCGTGAATCCATCTTCGTCCGTCTCTTCGACGATGTCGATGTCGTCGTCGTCGTCGTCCCCGTCGTCGTCCCCGTCGTCGTCCCCGTCGTCGTCGTCGTCGTCCTGAATGATCGATCCGATGTGTTCTCCGACGGTGTAGCGAGCACAATACTTGAGAGCGTACTCGAAATCCTTCGCCGTGATCGTGTCCCTGCCACACGCGCCGCAGTACTGCGCGGCTAAGATGAACGACTTTTCCATGACAGGGGTGATGATGTCTATGGCTGTTTGTTCAAAATCCATACTTATCTGTTATCGTCAAATAAAGTTCGTCCATATCCCCCGTCGACGCGCAAGACGTTCGTGGACACGGCGATCAATCGTATCTGTCTGGAATAATTCGGATTCGGGTGAAGGACCAAGTCGACCAATTGATCCTTTATGAAAGACATGTTGACCGCCCCGGACGGCGTGTCCTTCTCGGGTTCGAGCGCCCACGAGTAACTGTAGAATCTTCTGATCAATTGGGTCTTACTGTGATGCATGCCACCCATGACCGCCTTGAGGAACAGCGCGTTCCCGGTGATCGTGTCCAAAACCGGTGTCCCATCGAACGTCAGACTCATGCTCTTGAGATGTTCGTACAACACAAGACCATCTTCGGCGGTGTATTTTCCATATCCAGTGCCACTGTTGGTGGTGATGTTGTCGAAGTCCAGTGGCGAACAGAACTGCAATTCCTGACCCAAGTCCTCGCGTTGAATCACACACAGGAGCTCCTTGACCGGATTCGTGAACGAGGTGCGCACGCGCGTCGTGGTCACGCCCGCGGCGACCGTAAATATCTCTCTCTGGTATTGGTGAATCACGTAATCCACGGGTGTGTGCTGAAGTTTCAAGCGTTCGAATTCGTCCACGAAGACCACCTCGGCATCGAGCGTGAAGTCCACGAGATGGATTGGACTCGAAAGCGTCGGTCGCGTGGCGTTGTCCACGTCGGGGTCTGCGCTGATGTTTTGATAGGACACGACGAGTGGGGCGTAGTCTCGAAGCTTGACCTCGACGAACACCTCCTGTTTGTAGAGCGCGCACAGGGGCACGGCGAGGTGCGGCTTCATGTAAAACCAAAACGGGAGGTCGACGATCCATTTCGTTTCAGTCGTCGCTTGGCTTCCGAGGTAATACAAGATGGATTTGCTTCCGACTCTCGTGCCCGCCGAGCGGATCGGGTATTTTCCAATCAATTGCGCGAGCGCGTTCTGTTTCGTCTGCGTGACGTGATGTTCACTGTGTATGGTCAATTCGTCACTCGTCAACCGCTGAATCACGACGTCGCCCATGATGAAATCCACGCGTTCGATGATCGCGTGTCCTATGGATTCGACGTATCCAGTCGCGGATCGATTCGTCCGCGGTAACGTCATCCTGAATGCGAGATTCGTGAGCACGTCCCCGATATTCGATGCGAGCCTGAAGCGAATCGTCTGCCCGAAATCGGGTTTACCCTCGCCGAGATGTTGCAGATTTACAGTCTGCATGGCGAACGCGGTGTGTTTGTGAAATAACTCCTTGAACGGCGTGTATTCTGGGTCATCGATCAAGTACGAATCTCTCGACCCTTCGCCAGAAACCTGGAGCTGAGTTCGACCAGCCATTCTACTATTAGCGATCAGAATTTTAAACCACAAATCCCATCGGACACGGTGAGGACGTTGTAATTCTTCGCCAACACTCGAACGATGTTGTCGTACCCGGCGTACGCGGGCTCCTGTCGGATCTGAACCTTGAGCAACTGGTGCGCCACGCGACTGAAATTCACCTGACCCGTCGGGTAGTACACCTCGGGTCGAAGCGCCCAACTGTACACCCCGAAACACCCCTGGATGGTGTGGTTGAAGACGATGTCTGGATCGGCGTCGGGGGCGACCTCGATCGTGGACACGGTCTGAATGATCGGACAATTCACGTGACGTCGAAGAGGTATCTCGTAGGTGAGGTATTTGTAGTCGTGATCGAAGACGACCTCGTTGTTGAAGCGCAACTCGACCCGTTCGATTTGGTTCAGCGTGCTCGGAAAATTTGCCACCACGGACGCCTTACTCCGCGAGAGGAAATACATTTCCTTCACGGGATGCTCGAATTTCAACAACACGCTCTTTTCCGTCGCGCCGTACGGGATCTCGAATTCCGCCTTCTGGAGCTGGGTGATGCAGTAGTGCAGCGGAGTCGTCTTGTAATAATTGCGTTCGTCGTCGCCGACGTACGCGAACTCGCAGTCCAGACTCATGTTTTTGATCTGTGCGGTGACACCCGGGACGTAGCCATAGAAGATCATCTCCGACAGCGGTCGGAGCTTCAATCGGACTTCGACGATCTGTTTCGTGAGCGCTACAGTTGGAATGCTCAGAGCGCTCGTTCGATGAAAATAGAAGGGGATGTCCAGAAAATACGTGTACTGACCGGTGTACGACAGAAAATTCCCGTGCCCTGAAAGGAAATACTCAGTCTGTTCGATGTCGTCCGACGTCATCGTGAGTTGCGAATTCATGTAAATGTATTCGCCTGTGATACGCTCGATCGTTTGCGACCCGATCACGAGGTCTGCGTACTCGATCAAGTGACTGATCACACTTGGTGGGTAATAATTATTGTTCCACTCGTCCGAGAAATCGGGCTTTGGATCGGTCAGGGTCACGCGGAGCGTCATGTTTCTGATGAGATCGCCGCGACTTGGATCTATCAGGGCGGTCACGTGCTTACCGAAATCAATCGAGCCACCGCCTTCGAATGGAATCTCGATTTGCTCGACGCTGAAAGGCGTGCTCCTTTTGTACCGCTTCAGGAAGTGACTGTACGACGGTTTGCCGACGAGCCAGCCATCGAGCGAACCCGTGGCTGCTAATTTCAATCTGCCGACTGTCGACATCTACGATTAGCTCACAAAAGTTTTCGCGTCAGAGTCGGCACATTCTTTGCGTGACACATAGTAGTATGAGCATGAACCTGCAACTCAAGCGATTCAACCCGAAGACGATGCCCGACGACGCCGTGTGTGTTTTCGTGGGCAAGCGTCGCACGGGTAAATCACAGCTCCTCAAGGACATGATGTATCACAAGAGATACATCCCGGCGGGGGTGGTGCTGTCGGGCACGGAAGAAGGGAACTCGTTCTTCGGGGCGTTCGTGCCGGATTTATTCGTGTACGGGGACTACGACAAAGAGGCGCTCGAACGGGTCGTCGCTCGTCAAAAGACCATGATCGCGAAGAATAAGTGCCAACCCGCGTTCGTCGTGCTCGACGACTGCATGTACAATCCATCGTTCCTCAAGGACAAGATCATTCGTCAATGTTTCATGAACGGTCGACACTGGAAGCTGTGGTTCGCGCTGACCTTGCAGTACTCCATGGATTTACCACCCAGTCTGCGCGCGAATTGCGATTACGTGTTCGTGTTGCGGGAGAACGTGCTGGCGAACAGGGAACGTCTGTGGAAAAATTTCTTCGGGATCGTGCCCACGTTCGACATGTTCTGTAAGATTCTCGACGCGACGACGGAAAACTACGAGTGCTTGGTGTTGGACAACACGTCCAAGTCGAACAAACTCACGGATTGTATATTCTATTACAAAGCGGATTTGCGTAAAAATTTCAGAGTAGGGTCGCCTAAGTTTTGGAGCATACACAAGAAAATGTACAACCCGTCGCACGCGAACGCCACCCAGGACGATCCTCGAAAGGCTGATAAGAAGACGGCGCTGAAAATTACGAAGAAAAAATAAGGCACCAATCACAGAACAATGAGCGATTCAATTTCAAGCGTGAACCTCGCGGACGATTCAGAATACGTGTCCCTGTCCGTGGACACGACGAAACCGCCACCGTCGACGTCGACGTCGAGCGTGCGCCAAGCCGAAACCACGACAGCGTTTGTGCAACAAGAAAAAAATCTCTTGCAACATCAAACTGGAATGATGGATTCAACGCCTATCAGCGATCTTGTCATGGAAGACGGTGGTTTCATGGATCAACAACAACCGATGCTTCAGCAGCAGCCGAGAATGCAGGGTCTGCAAATGCAAGCCCCGGCGCATGGACACATGATGCCGATGATGCCCCAACAACAAGAAGAAGCCGTCAAGCCGGAGAGCAAGAACTTCATGAATTTGACGGACGATCAACTGATCGCTCTGGTGGCGGGCGTCGCCGCGAGCATCGCCATCAGTAAACCGGTTCAGGACAAATTAGTGACCAGCGTGCCGAACTTTTTGGACAACGCCGGATCTCGCTCGATGATCGGCTTAGCCGCCACGGGCGCGGTCGCCGCACTTGTGTTCTACATCGCGAAGTCGTACGTGGTCAGTCGCTAATGTGTTCACCGCAGAATTGCGTCGGACCATCGATGCGTTCGTAAATGCCTAGACTGACGCATATCTTGGTCAGGTCCTTGTAATTGGACCAAAACAACTCGCTGTGATCGTACACGTCCACGGTGCAGTGTGCGAGTTCGTGAATCAACACGTGGAAGATCTCATTCGGTCCCCCCTGCAAACACAGCGTTATGTTCGCGCCCTTATTGGTGTTGTACCCGACCGTGTCGCTGAGGGTGTGAAACGCCGTCAGGGGTTTGGGATCCCACAACATTTGGAATCGGAGATTATTCGTCGATCGAAGGTGGTCGCGAAGGATCTTGTACCTGCGACGCACTTCCACGAGTTGGGGTGGTTCGCGAGTGCGAGTGAGAATCATGACGTTCACGGCGACGAGCAGGGGCAAGAACATCCTTACTTATTAAACACAAATAAAAATTTACTGTACATCTGTGAGATCCTCGCCCCCTGTAGGGGTTCCCACATGTGTAACCGAAATCCCGCGTTCTCCAACGACGTGATCAACACGTCCGAGTAACACACCGGTTCCGATTTAGGTCCGTCGTCGTAGAACGGCACCCCGGCTAACTGCACGAACAACTTCTCGCCAAAGTCACCGTTTCCGTGTGGCAATCGCATTTTGAAAAAGTTTCCCTCCTCGTCCGTGTATGGCGTCATGGAAAGGATCCGACGGCTGTCGGGTATGACACCGACGAGCGTTCCACCCCTCTTCACGCGCTTCTTGATCTCTCGAATCGTCGACTCGAAGAGTTCCCTGGTTTGGAAACAGTAATGCAAACTGAAGTTGTACACGATGACGTCGAAGACTCGTTTGGGTGCGGCGTGTATGTCGCCGTGATAAAAGTTGACGCGACGCATGTCCAAGTTTTTCGCACGCTGTCGCGCCTCGACCAACGCGGACTCGTCCGGATCGCACATGTTCAAATTCGTGACCCCAGCGGTTTTATATTTCGGAAGGTCGCCCCCGAACCCACACCCGACGTCCAACACGTGACACTCGGGCGTGCACGCGAACGCGATGAGCTCGCGCTTGACGAGGTTGTGATGCTTTCGAATCGCCTCCATGTCTTACTACTGTAACACAAATCCAAGTTCGTTGTTTTTCAGCGGTCGGTCGAGTTTCCAATTGTACAGGTAGTAATGAAGGGCACCCGTGCCACGAATGAATCGACGCGCGGTGAGCTCCTCTTCCGAGAACGGCGCGTCCAGACAGTTCAAGACGTCGAACCCGGCGTTCTTCGCCAGGATCGTCGCGTCCCAGAGGGCACCTTCGCCCACGGCGTGAAGCACGTCGGCTTGCCTGTTCACGACGCCGTTCGCACCCCTGTATCCAACCTCGAACAGACAGACGAATTTTCCCTCGCCGACGAACACGTGCGGGAGTTTCAGTACACGCTGGACGTAATCCTCGTCGACGCACCTGCACAGTCGAAGACTTTGCGCCTGCGTTCGCAGTATGTTGAGAATGTCTTCGGCGTCGTCCTGTGTCGCGCGGTGAAGCGGTGACGTCCCGTGCACGTCGAACATGCGCGCATTCGGTCGGTCGGTCTGGTAGAACCCTGATTTTATGAGATTTGGAATGTTAAGTAATCGATGCCACGAGTGCGTGGTCGCCACGGGTGATGGCAGTTCTTGCACGGCGGTGAATATT